TGAGATACCGACATATTAACTAGTCTTTATTTGAATGATGCCACTATTGGTTTCAGTTGCACTCATAATAGGTACTATAGGAGTTCCTGAAGGACCTACTCCAGTGGGATGCATATGCTCATTGAATAGCTTCTTCAGCTTAGTTCCTAATACTAAACCATCAGCAGAGTCATCTCCATCATCTCCTATTTGAATCTTTGTCGCGTGAATAACCACAGTTCCGTCAGCCTTTATTGTTAAAGTAGTTCCTGTAGCATGCTTGATGCGCACAGTCTTAGCAGCTTCCATGGTAGCCTTATCAAATCGGGATCCCTCTGACAGATCATCACTATCGGTTAATACTGTATCGCTTATAGATATCTTAGTTCCATCAGGAAAAGACTCCTCAAAATCCCCCTTATAGTTAATCTTTTGCCAGTATCTTGATTCATGCACGTACAGCTTTCTACTAGGACCATCCGTAGGGGTAGACCTAGTAGACCGATTAGGAGCCTCTTCCGCATGTGCAGAGGTATTTGGCACGCTTCCCAAAACAATCGGAAAATAGCCTTTCCCATTTAAAAACCCCAAGACAACGCGTGTCCCAGGGGTTGGTAGATCGATGTCAATTGTGGACATGCATGAGTCTGATTCAAGATCCTCCTCTTTAATAACTTCGGTTATCTTATGTTCCCCATTCACAGAAGAAGACACGTATCTAGCATTTTTATAGTTGTCAAAAAACTTTGGAGCCATAACAGGAACATTCTGGTATAGCATCCCTATGTCTGTGCTGACATCCACAGTGTCCACTACCATAGTTGGGTCGTCTGTAGCATCGTCTGCATAGTTAGTACGCCTTACCGTACCCACCTGAAGGGCTGAAAAGCTATTAGGCACAATATCCTTCTTGTATGTATTCGCTTTAAAGTGTTCTTGTGGGATCCACATAACTAATTTCCAAACCTCTTTTCAGTAAATCTCTGGTAGTCTACGTACATCCCTAGTTCCGGATCCAAATCCCACAGCTTATTAAATAAAGACCTCTGATAGAATGATGCCTGCCCCAACAAAGCTGCTACAGTGTCTTTATTTCTCATACTTATATTTAAAGGATTAATGTCCAATAAATTACCCCCAAATTGATTGGAGTTTATAGCTAACTCTACTGCAGAGTTGTAGTCTCTATCGTTATAGTACTGCATAAAAGAAGCCGCAGGGGTTCCAAATACTGTGGAGTTAGCTGCTGTACCAAACTTGTTATATGGGGTGCCTCCAAGGGGATATATTGCATTTGTACCTGGGTCCGAGTAGTTAAAAGTAAGATTAAGATTGCCCCATGCCCTATTGGTAAGAGAGGGATCTATAGGTACTGCAGCTGTGTAGTTGCTGTTGACTGATCCGAACGAGCTGCCCACACCTGAAATCTTACCCTCATTAGTAAAGGGGGTATATGTTGGAGCCTTCTGCTCTGCTGGCTTCTCACTCTTGATCACAATTTCAACTTGCCCTACGAGCTTACCTTTTGACTTATTTGCGTTTATTCCCAGAGCTCCTACGAAGTCCGTGAGAGACTTGCGCCTATAGTCAAGACCCTCTCTGGAGTGCTTTAAAAAGTCTTTCCCAGGAAATACCTCATTAGCATCAATGCCACGAACAACGTCTATACTGGTCTTATAGTATTCAAAGCAAACAAAATCATGGACTACGGCCTGTATATAAAAAGACGGCTCAGGCTTGTTAGTTTTTGAATCTCCAAGAATTAACAAGGTACCTATCTTAGGATCAGGGTTACCCTCAATAGTAAAGCTGCCAGAAAGATACTCATCTTGGTATACATTCCAGTCAAATAAAAGTCTAGAATGCTCCTTAGCATACTCTACAAAATCTCTTTGAGGAACTAATTCAGTGGTATTGATCGCTTGCTTAATCGCTTGTAGAAGACTCTGAACCTCTGCCTGTTGTGCCGGAGCTGCCCATATGGGGATAAGTAATCCTTCAATCTGATTGAATATATCTGAGTTGGCTTTAACTTTAAGGTCACTTTTCCGTAGTACCTTAATACTACCTAGTCCAAACTTGCCATCAGGGTTTGATATCTTCAGAGTTGCTTGAGCAGTCTTCGCTAGAGAGCTTACCTCATTCGCATATTTAACTGCTACTGGAACTAGTGGAGGTGCCTTTCCTGATGACACATAAGGCTCTCTTAAGGCCTCTGGCATGATGTTTAGTGTGGCATTTACCTTGCGAGGTCCATACACCCCCATGGTTTCTGGGCATGCCACGGACCACAGGGTGGGTTTTTCTTCAGAACTATCTGCGTAGTATGTACTACCCAGAAGATCGATATCCTCACTAAGATAATCTACACCGAAATAATTACCCACCTCATGAGAAGATCTAGTAAGGGATTGACTTATAATGTCCTGAGGGTATATATGAGTACTAGGCAAATTCTTGTAAAAGAATGTGCCCACTTCTGCATCAATAAAAGGTACCCTTCTAAACATGAGCCGTATCTGGCACTCTGAATCAGGATCTCCGTTAGCGCTGAAAAAACTAACAACACTTGCATCATCCTTTCTAGTAAGCTCCTCCGAATAATCGACAGTAACGGTTTGTGCATGGATTCCTTCAGAGAGCTGAAAGTCATAGTCCTTTATGTAACCTGCATAATTACGTAGCTGTCTTTTAGGTATTACATCTACAAAGAGCTCGTAAAAGGGTGCATTAGAAATCCCTTTAAAAGAATCCCAAAAAGACCCCTCAGGTACTATGAAGTTAGATAAAAAACTTGATACGTATCCTTTTGAACTCCCAAAGGTATATGTTAAGAAGTCTGACACAGTCATCGACTTACCGTCATATAGCCAAGTAGCGTTATGCCTAGGGTAAAACAACTCCTCCATGAGTGTATTGATCATTGCTTCCCGCTTTACTAAAGTGAGTGCGCCAGCTATGTCTCTACCTCGAAATACGAAAGCCTTCTTACTGTCCCAATAAGCAAATATAAGTTTTGCATCATATAAAGTCTTACCAAAGTCTGCACCCTCAATTATTATACGTTGCTGAGGTGACATCCCGAAAGTGGAGTTTATAGAGATACTCTCTATAAAACCCACCATAACCACTTGAGGGTCAAGTTGATGCTCTGCTGAAGATCCCCCAGAAAACCTTATTATAACGAGGTGCTTCATATCTAGTGTATCTATAAGAGCTACGCCATCTGGAAAGATTCTATTGACTAGCTCCAATGTAAAAGTACCAAAGGGATCCCCAAGGCTCTTTGAGGTTCTACAACTTACCAGGGAGTCTGCGAACTCATCTTGGTTATTATATCTAATGTTATTGTTGTAATAATTGTCTACTCCTGTGTTGGTCTTATATGGGATATCTTCCTTATTGGCCACCCCTGTAAAGGTGAGTACTCCTATTCTAGAGTGTATCTCTACATGGCATTTCGGTACTGCAAAGAGACCATCAGGAGTAACCATAGCTTAAGCTGCTCGCTCTTCGGCAATGTTTGCTGATGCTACCTTATTATTCTGGTCTATCTTTATCTTAATCTCCATTAGACGCTCTGTCGGATCTTTTTGAGTAGTCTTGGCATCCCCATTTAGAAGTTTCTCCATGAGCATCTGAATAATGGCTCTATACCCCGCCCCCTCTGATTTTTCATCATCGGTCCTCTTAAGGATACCGACAGATCGCTTCCAGGCTCCTTCTGCATTATATTTGGCATCTATGAGTTGTCTCGCATTCTCATCTGTACCCAATAGGGATAGTGCAGCATTCTCTTCCGGAGAAATACCCTCAATACTACTTCTTCCATTTAGTTTACCAGTCCAACCCTCTCGCATTGCGTTGTCTGTCGAGTAGTCTCCGATCTTCCCAGAGAATGTGTATAGAGGGTCGCCCTTCGTCATAAAGGACGCAAGATTCCCATTCTCAAGGTTGTTTTTCCTAGCCTTATCCCATACGTCGAAAGCTGCCATCTTCCCAGGAGTTATGTTTAACACTTTTCCAGCAAACTTTATCAAGACATCTCCTGCAAACAGTGCAGCATGCTCTAAAGGAGCGCCTATCCTATTAGCTATACCAGTAACCGTCTTGGCTTCCTTGGCAAGCTGATCATTTAGAGTCTTAGCTCCATCCTTAATAGTCATGAGATCTTTCAACCTAGCATTTTGTTCTGCAGTTCTTTCGGTTAACCCAAGAAGTTGTGTTGCCTCTTGAGCCTCAGTAGGCTTCATTCCGAAGCTCTCTTTCATAAACTGGGTTACATAGCCTAAACCACCCATCTGATTGATATTAGGCATGATTTTACTAAACATCTGTATAGCTAGTCCTGGGTCCTCTGCCATAGACTGCATAGACTGTATACGTGTCCAATCATTTGCTCCTGGACCATTAATCCCAGCCATAATTGCACTCTTTGCTCCAGCTCCTAAAGTACTGCCTAGGGGCCCTGTGGAATTCACCATAGCGGCCATAGTTCCTGGGTCTAATCCACCTGATTGCATCAGCTGCATTAATGACATCATCTGGGTACGGGGCGCCGCCATACCGGCTAGAATGCCTCTTGACATCCTGCCAGCACCCTCAGTAGATAACATACCGTTTCCTCTTACATACATCCCTGCGGTAAGTGCTGTTGCAGCCTTAACCTGATTCTCACTGAGACCTGGTAGGGTTTGATTCAACTGCTGTAGCGTCTGGTTTAAGTTTTCTAAGAAGTTTGGAAGATCTGCTTTGCTTAAGCCTTTGGCAAAGGCACCAGCTATCATCTCTGGAAGACGGGCGTTATTTCTTTCCCCCATAACCATTGTACCGGCCATACCTCCAAAAGCACCACCAGCCTCTTCCGCTGACATACCGAAACCCCGACTGAATTTGGCCATTGAGTAGAACTTACTGTCTGATACCATTCCACCTTGTCTAGCGTATGATGTTGTTAAGTCGGCTGACTCCCTACCATACATACCCATCTTATACCCTTGGTTGAGTATGGAGTCCATATTCATGCCACGAAGTCTCATAGGGTCTGCCTTGGCGTTTATAGCTAGGGATGTCGTAATGGATTTTTGGACAGCCATACCTGCTACGGCTGCAAGGCCTAAGCCCAGACTTGCTGAACCCAGAAGACCCATACCTGGAACGCCAGCATTAGCACCGAAGGTACTCAGATACTGCATACCTGTCTTCCCTGGTCCACCACCTTTAGCGGGGGGATTAGGGAACTTATTTTGTACCTGCTCTACCTGCGTATGTGCTTTAGCACTCTCAGCATTTAGGAGAGACTGAGCGTCTCTAGCTTCTTTAAGAGCCTTTTTGTATCCCTCTACCTCTTGCGTAAGATCCTCAAAGTGCTTGATATCCTTATCTTGAAGAGAGCCTCCACTCGTCATATTGTCAAGCTGTTTCTGTAATCCTTTGAGAGACCTAGAGAATGAGTTTATATGAGTTTCGGCTGAGGAAGCTGCTCCCTTTACTACATCAAATAGGTGTGTGTTACTTCTCTCAACACTCTTACTCGTCCCACCCTCTTTTGCGATACTAGCAGCATTATCCTTTATTTTTTGGATTGCAGACATACCCTCAGTGAGGTTATGAAGGGCATTGGCTTTATATTGTGAGGTTCTTGGTGCCATCTATTGCTCCGCTGGTAAAAATTGTTTTGTGACGTCTTCCCAATCGGAAACATCCCCACCCTGTTCAAAAACACGCAAAGCATCTTCCACTCTACTGATGTACTTCTCTGTTTCCACTTTAGGTGTTTTTCTCCTGTCTACTTGATTATCATCGACTTCCTTATCGATGCTATCCATAAAGGACATAGCTTCAGGACTAATATCCACAGTAGGGGGCTGGTTAGACTGCTCATTCCAAAATAACAACCAATCAATCTGCTCTAGGGTGAGGTTTAGAAAACGAGGATCTGTAGGGAGTACCTTCCACTCCTTACAGATCCAGAATAAGACTCGATGAAAGTTGTTATCTTTTAATAGAGGATTTGTTGAATTCAATCTTGCTATTTTTTCTAAATGATTCTACGACCAATGCGTGTTGGACATATATAGACTCTAGCAGCGCTAAATTGTCAAGCTCTTCAATCTTAAACCAAGAGGGCCAATTTACGAGCAAGACCTTCAGTGTTGCCTTCATAAATGCAATGTTCTGAATTTCTGGGGAAAGTGTGGCACGATTTGTTACTCCACTGTAGTAGGAGCTTTCAAGAATACCTATTTGGATAATGTCCCCAATACTGGGAACGCGAGATTGAAAAGATCCTTCATACTTCTGGCTATCATAGTCCGTGTAGGTTACACTGAAAGTAAATCGCTTATCCTTTCCTACGATGATGTCATCTACGTTAAATTGATCTAGTTCTGATCTCAATGCTTCCATTGAACTTGTAGTCTCTTCCGTTAGTTCTTCCATTGGTTCCATAAAAAACTCCTTTTCCTGATATGAAGACTAAAATAGCCTCTGGGTAGAGGCTATAAAGTTTTAAAAGATGACTTTATTGGTTCATGTAGTCGGTAACTTTGTGGCTGTACATTGGAGTGTCATTCTTAACGTCCATTGCCCACCACGTGGCTCTTTCACCAACGATATTATTGTGTGTAACCGTAAATGATCTTGTAATTAGAGTACAACCGAGAAATGTTGTTAACTCTTGTGAAGTAAGAAGACTATCGATGAAAGCAATATTAATTGGCTCCATTGCTAGAATACCGCTTCCACTTGCTGCTAAACCCATTTGGGCTAAGCTGTGGTTGCGTAGATAAAACTTATCCATTTCAATATTAGCACTCCACTCAGTAGCTACATGCTCTAAAGGCATAATACTACCAAATCCTCGAGAGACAGGTTGAACATTAAATTGTTCTGTGGCTGTAGCGGACTGTCCTACTCCGATGTTTTTACCACCAACCTGCAATAAAACCGTTGCAGAGGTATGTACTTTTTGATTTGTTGCGCTTGCCATTCCTATCCTCCTTTATTAAACCACAATCGTGGCTGGTTTGAATACCGCCGTAATTGTAATGTAGTTGATCGGCTCAACTGGGCTAATTTCGTAAGTTACAATACAGGTTCTGTTACTGAAGCTGATATTGATGTTTCTATATGCCATTACTGGAGTTCCTGTTGTAGGATCGATACCACCAGTGATGATTCCTGATCTCTCATAATCCTTCAATTTACTTACAACCGCACTTTCAATCGAGCTGATTGAAGATGTAGTAGCTTTTTGACCGATGAACCGATTCTCTAAGTAAGTTCTTAGATCCTTTGATACATAGTCAGCTACAGCTGATACACTGTCTTCTACGTTAACAACATTATTGTCTTTCGTGTAAGTAGTTCTGCCCTGACAGATTCTCCATCCAAGGTTTCTAGCATACTCAAGTGGCGCAACACCAGCATCGAGAAGCTCGTCGATATCTGTAGGACTCCAAGTCTTTTCCATACCCACTATGTTGAGAAGTTTGTATGTTGCAGGCTCAGCTACGTTATCAAATCCAGCCATTATCCCTGCTACTGCAGCAGCAGCTATATAGGAAGGATAAGTTGTGACTGTTCCGTCGAACTCTCTTAACTGAACACCAGGAGTAACTAGAAGAGCTCTACGGCTGTTTGTTGTTGAAGCCAAGGCTTTTATTTGTTGTTTTGTGTATCCAAGAGCTGTTCCATAATAAGCTCTGCGCTCTCTCTTTGTTACACTCATATTCTCTACGTGAGAGGATACAAGAGCCATAAGAGAAGTGTCAGCAGTTAGAGGAACAATAATATCGGCATCTTCATTTTCCAGAAGCGTGAGAGCTGCTGTCCATTGTGTTGCTGTGTTACTACCCTCTGCACCAGGAGTTGTCCATGCTGTTGAAACATTGGCCATTGGAATAATTGTTGTGAGCTCCGCACCAGGAGTTGTTTGAGCTACCGTAAGAAATTGTGATTCATTTAATGCCCAATCAATAATTGCTCCAGCTTTAGCTGTGATCGTAAGATTACGGTCTTGTTTAGCTGCGACGCGTATGAACTTATCAACGGCATTTATATATGCTGTACTTAGTTGTTGGTTCCTAAGGTACGGAGAGACTTCTGCGTAAAGGTAACCAGTCCCATTAAGGTAATTAACTAACTGAGAGACTGTTGTGAATCTTGAGTCAGACAGACTTAATGAGAACGATTCGGTTGTTGTAGCGGATGTGACTGCGAAAGTCGTAGCTGCCCCAGCCGGCACTGTCACTGTAACCTTACAAGTTGCAGCATTACCAGTATATCTAACTGTAAAAGCTGGACCCAAATTTTCTTGTGATTCCCACGCACCTGTAGGAGTGTACTGGCTAAACCATTTAACTCCATTTGGAACGATCGTTACTACGTCGGTCTTATCTGCTGTAGCTAAATTAGCCTCAGTAACTGTTACTGTAAGATAGTTTGTTGATGAGCCTGAAGCGTAGAGAGTAAAAGATCCACCTAGATGTACGTCTACTGCAGGACCACTAGCCCATGCTAGAGTTGTTCCCGAGGTTGTTCCCGAGAACGTGAATTGCAGGGTTCCAGAAGAAGAAGCTCCATCACTTACTCCATCAATTCTAACACCATCAATGGGAACTGATTCCCCTATGTTGTCATAGTCAACTCTATCTGCCGTTGCTGTTGTCACTTGATATTGTATACTTTTTGTGTAGATGCCATAGTCTTTAGTTGTAACTGTTAAACCTGTGCTGCTTGCTGTATCTACTGACTGGGTAGCAGCGTTAATTCTGATTGCTTTGATAACTGATGCACCATTTTGGTTAGGGGAAGGGGACCAGGCGATACCTACTGCTTTAAGAAGGTCACCACCACGAAGAACCGCGTTAGCTACTGAAGGATCATTGAAAGTCTGTATAACTCCAGGAACACCACCTGTGGCTTGCCCAATTAAATAGATGTTTCGAGTTGCTCCAGCGTCTACACTAGAAAGATTCGAAATATCAATTTTTGATGCCGCCTGTGGCTTAACTAATCTCTTACCGTTAAAAAATATTGACATCCTTCTTTCCTCCTATTAACCTTTGTAATAATCTTTCCATGCAACATCCGATGGTTTATCCATATATGCCGAGAAGATTTTTTCCCAATCGGATTCATATAGGCGAAAATTGTAAGTATGGTCAAGCGTTTTTACGGCGCCTGCAATACCCATGCCATAACTGTAAGCCATGGCGTAATCAACAGCGGTCATATAACGACCTGTATTCTCTACAGGAGGGGTTACAACTGCAACCTCTTCTTGAATTTCCGTATTAATGTTTTCGTCCTTTTTGGCCATGTTAATTCTATTTAATTATACACCAATAAACTAATCACTACCCGTAACCCGAAAGTAAGTATGCATTGTTAACCCACAAATATGCTCTGCCTGTATCCTCTGCTAAGTATAGTGTAACAGTGTTACCCACAGCAGGGAAGCTAGCTAGATCTGGATATTTAGTGGTGTGAAGGCCATTGAGGCCTCCTGATAGCACAAACTTATCACCTGTCCACAAGTAAACTAGGCCGGTGTCTTTAGTAAGATATAGGGTATGAAGCACACCCACTACAGGGAAATCAGCTAGTGTATCATAACTGACAGCCTCTCCTTCAAACTCCTTCGTATTTACGTTTGCGTAGTACTCGGTCTCCGTAAGATTGATTTCATCAATAATAGGAGGCATTACTCTACTCTCAATAATGAAGCTGTTGATCAGACTGATGTTAAATATACCAAAGAACAGAGCTTTGCCACCAGGAAGCATTGTGTGATCTTGGCCGTCCTGACCATTTTCTAGTCTAACCAGATAAACCCCCTGGTTTTCTAAGTACTCCGTTTTACCCACCATAAAGATCTTCATAAGTCCGTAGCTTATGTCATCACGCATCTCTGCGGTGCTTGCCCAGACTCTTAACTCGTAGGCCTCATTAAAAAACCTACCTGTCTGGTTGTTCCCTGTTTCACCTACGTCAATTACTTCTCCGATAAACTGATCGGTTTCAGCTGTGGTTGTTCTAAATATGGTAACGCAAGGAATTTCAGTACCGGATCCTGGAGAACCCCCGTCAATGACAGGATCTCTAGTGAATACGTTTACTTTGTAATCAGAGGGAGCAAGAACAGCGAGCTCAGTAAAGCCATCTGTAAGTAGCTTACGCAAAGCATCCTTGGTGTCAAGGAAGGAATAGTCATAGTTCTTAAATACTACCATTAGTTTTCTACCGCCAAAGGAAAGCTTGAGTCTTGCAAGAAGTTGTACCGCTCAATTCTTCTAGCTGCCATGCGTCTAGGAAGAATGACCTGCCCATGGAATCTCTCCTGAGCTATCTCTCTCCAAATTATATACTCTCTTCGTGCGTTATAGGTGACGCTGTACATCTCCTGTCGCTCTGGACCTCGGAAGGTACCTGGAACATTTGGATCAGGAAGCCAAGTAATGCCCCGCACATTGTCAAATATATAATCTACGCCCTCAACATACTTGTTGTATCTATCACTAACGTCTATAATATTGACTACTGTGTCATATTTTAGAAAGTCTACTACATCCCTCTGTAACAGCTCGTTTTCACGCGTTACTACCTCATTATCTAAAAGAGTAATCCTATCACGCTCTCCTATGTCAAATGCCGGACTGAATGTAATTTGCATGTCTCCGTCCTGAACCGCACCGATACCCAAGTATCTCTTCTGCTCAGTTAGACTTGTCATAATAGCTCTGATGGGCTCCATGTACTGGTATGTCACTGAGATGCTATGGCTAGGATCTACTACATCTGATAGCTTTATTAGGGTGTCTGTGAAGTAGAGATGAGTTAGGGCCACATTAGGCTGTGCCGTTGTGTCAATGATACTAATTACGTTATCTATGTATTTGTGTGCTACTCGTATCTGGTCATTATGCTCAACTAGAGGCTTTACTACCTCTACTGATGAGTTTAAAAGGGTGCACTCATAGCTGACGTATATGCCGAAGCTAGAGCTCAATGTGTTTTCGTTTAGTGTTATGTCATTCCCTGAAATACTACTTACAGTATACTCATCTCCAGTCTTCTTTCTAAATATCCTAATGATCTTAGTAGGAGTGTGCTTAACTCGGATCTTGTTTGCAGAAAGGACTACTGCCTTCTCCTCATATACTTTGTTATTTGAAGGAGCTGTATAGTTGTAGCCTCTGCCCTTACATACGGGGCACTTATAGTCAAAGTCAACCACGTTTACAGTTGTAAAGGCCAAGCTGTCTGCGTTGATCACATCTCTAGTAATGCAGGTGCATCTAGTAGCTCGCTCCCACTTAAATAGATAGCCTTGTGCCTCAATAAGTTGCATGAACTTAGTGGTATCAAACTTTATTGTCGAATATATGTTTGTTGAGGGAAGCATTATTAAGCCACCGTCAGATTAGCACCATGGTAGTAACGATAAGCATCTTGATAAAACTCCTCTAGCTGCTTACCATACATATCAATTCTTGCTTGATAAAGTATTTGTGATGGACTGTTTGTGCGGCTGTAACTTATGTTTAAGCCGTCCGCAGATATGGAGCTGCTTGATAAGCCTTGTGCATTGGCATCCAGAATTATGAGGATCTCGATAGCTGCTACTTTGCCTATTGCATCCCAAATATCGTCAGGAATCATCTTGAAGCCTGTTGTATAATGTATACGAAACATGGATGGTAGGTCTCCCAAGATACCTGCAGAAAGCATTGGTAGATAGTATCCAGTGCCTAACATGACTTGTGATAATGTACCAGCGGTAGGAACTAGGTTGATTTGTCCGTGGTCTTTTCTCAATTTGATCCATGGAGTCGGAATGTCCATGATTTTCTGTCCCGTAGGATAGATTAACTCCATCTTATCTACTTTTTGTACTGGCATTCTATAGAGCTTCATAAAGCCCCACTTCCAATAATCGTTAAGCTCATAATCATAATTAGGCTCTTCAACGTCAAAGACCTCACCCGCTGCTGGAGTACATATAACAACTCTGGGGTTGATGTCAATATGAAGCTCGCGCTCTACCGTCTTAACGGCAACAGCGATAAACTTCTCTAGAGTTGTGTCATCTATGTCTTCTCCACTAGTGTCTGTGAGGTCCATACCCTTAAGAAATTTATTTCTTAGATCATCTACTGTAACTGCATTTGTTGGGGAACCTATACGAATAACAACGGTCTCTGCTGCTGAGTTCTGAGGTCCTGGATTCTCTGGAGTAAAGTACCAAGTATCTAGTACCGTCTGAGGATGTGTATTCCAGATAGAGCTTGTAGTAATCTCGTAGTAGCCCACGCTGATTCGTCGAATATCCACAGCGGGAATTGACTCAATTACAAGGTTTGTCTGACTGTCAACGAGGTCTACTCGGTCTACGCTATAGGGATCGAATCTCTGCCCCAACTTAAAGAACAGAGTTCCTAAAACTATATTCGTGTTTATAGTTGCTGCTGATCTGGTGGAATTTGCCACGCTATACTCCCGTTACTTGATAGGTTGTGTTGGATAGAATGCCGTCCACCTTTGTTGATAGTATCTCTAAGGAGTCGGTAGTCGCATCAAATGTGCTACTTCCATCCTTATTTGCTATCTTCATTAGAGAAGGTTTTGTTGCGGCTAGATCCCAACCCGCTCCCTTTACTTCAATGTTATCTACATCGGAGAACTGCAGTGTATCGATAGATGCACTTACGAAGGGAGCCGATACCTTATATTGAACTGTGTAGTCTCTTTGAACGCCACCCTCATCGTGGGTTTGGTTGAAGTCATACCGATATATACCGGTGTCATTAAATTCAAATAGGGGAATATCCTTGAAAACACCGGCTCCAAAAGTATTGTCGCCATAATCATAATAAGCGTTATCACTGTTCCGATACAGATTAGCTATACAGGTTGCTCCATGAATTGGGTTGCCTTCTGCATCCTCTAAGTAAAGCTGTAAATGTACTGTGCTGCCCTTTTGAAAGTTTTCCATGCTATTTCAATTATCGCCCTTAGTTCAGTGTGTAGGATAGGCCAAGATATACCGGAGTGTTAATTAGGGGTATTGTAAGTATGTACTTAGATAAACCTACTGACATCTTCGATAAGTTTACACTGTAAGCAAAGTCCACGACTAGAGGGAAGTCATCTAATTTAGGCTTCTGCTTGATAGTATAGGCATTATGAATTTGCATCTTCCAACTTCGGTCATACAGGCTAGCGTCCATACTTATAGTCTTAGGTGGAATGCCTCCTACTATCTCATAGGGGGCTATGGTTACATTCAGAGTGTCGTTCTCAAAGTGGATAACATCTCTCTGGTAATTTGTGGCTACTTCCACAGCATTCTGAGTGGTGATTACTATCGTAGTAGTGGTGGAGTTATTCACAGTAACTACTTTTGTGATATACCTAGTCCTCCATACTGGAACTTCAACATTCTGAGTAACTATTGTAACCACCGGTTTAACGTCTACTACTCCAGGCTTTACTGGATGTGTTACACTGCCTATTTTATACCCTAGAAAGCCTCCTAGAAGAAATATAATACAAGCAATAATTATGTTGGTTTGGATCTTCACTGTTGAGCCCCTTATTTCCTTTAATTCTAGCCTTCACTGAGGAGTGAGCTATCTCTATCATTATGCCATTAAACTCGTTCTTCAGACTCTTTAACTCATCTTGAATCCGACTTACTTCCCGATAATTTGAATCCATCTTTGCACGCATATCATACACTTGACTAGTTATAAAGGTTCCCCAAGCTATAAGTGACGTCAAAACTATAGGTAAGATCCACTTATTGTCCATGGGAGCCTCCTTAAGTAAGCTCTACTTCAGAATATTCATTAACGGTGCAGGAATCTTAACTGGTCGGCCTGTTTTGGTGCTGACACATACAAGTTTCATGCTCGCTGTAACTGCTACTTTTCCTTCTTTAATGATCGTATATTTTGTGTCAATAGCTATCTTACTAGCTGCTTTCACCTTTACTTCTATAGTAACACGATCCTCAAACATCGTCGGACGCTTGAACTGAAGATCACATTCAACGGGAACGAACGTGATGTGATCCTCTGAGATCATCCTAAGCATTGGCTTATACTCTCGCTCAAGTAATACCAGCCTAACCTCCTCAAACCATTCCAAATATCTGGAGTGATAAACAATGCCTGTGCTATCCGTATCATATAAAAACACTCTTCGCTCAACGAATTCCTCTAGCGTCATAAAAACCTCCGATTAAAAAATTATTAAAGCTTAGGGGCGTCTTGGAAGTGTAGCCGTTTTAGAATAGCCTCTTCCCAATCCATCTTCACTTGCTCTTTATACTTTAGTACCTTTTCTTGTACTAATGCTTTGCGTTTTTCAAGACCAGCTCTGCGGTCTACACAGATGCTGAGAATATCGGGAAGGTATATATCTATTACTCTAGGGTATAGCTCTTTATCTATCTGCTCTACCACCTTTAATACGGCTTGAGGAATAGCCTCTACTTCCCAGATGCGGAAAGACTCGGCTCTTCTCTTAGCTACAATCTCCAGGAACCTATCAACGAAGCCACATTTTCCCACACAATTACCGCATGCTGCCAGAGCTCCATTAAAAGCCTCATCAGCAGTTGCGAAAAGCCTCTCCTTAACTTCAGCCCACTCTTCCTCATACACGTCAGCCTTTTTGATAAAGGCGGCAGCGAGGGCGGCGCTGAACTCTTCTACCTTGCCGTGAAGAGTATTGGTTTGATTAACCAGTCCTACTAGAGTTTTTGTAACTGCAGAGAAGGCTCCCTCCTCATCCCTGATATGATTTACTAGAGTCTTCTGTACGCCATCCACGCAGTCTTTAACTTTGACGTTGTTTTTGTTGAACACTTTTAGAAAGTACGCGAACATCCCCGTTAAGAGAACAAGAAGCACTAAATTTACTATGCCTAAAACCATTCCAATATACCTCTATATTAAGATTTTATGATCGAGAGCTTACCCTTAAAGGTCGTCATAAATTCCCTAAAGAATCTATCCTTTAATGTGTTTGCTTCCGTCTTGATAAGCTCGGTAACCGTGCCATTACCCCTCATTGTCTGGAATCTCTCGTAGAACTGTATTATCCAAAAAGCAAATCTCTCGAACATTTCCCCCTCGGTCTCTTCCCATAACTGTACAGTTCTAGGAGATACCCCTTGGGTTACCAGCTGTGTGTGATATTTTAATCGATCCTTCTGAACATCCTTTGTAATGTCATGGAGTAACTGGTCGTTACTTATGACTACTCTCTCTGGATGATCTCTGAAGCTGATAAGGGCCTCTGATAAAATGTTTGTAGCGGCTGTTGAGGAGTAGTATACCACCGCGCCTATCTTATCCAACTCATCACTAAGCACCTCGTGGTTAACTATTTTGTACGTGTTCATGTCATCCTTTATAATTAGTAACTGCTCATTATTAGCACGTATACCCACATGAATCTCTTCCATCTTAGTCTCTATTTGATTGTGCTTTATGTCCTCGTTATCTTTATAAGCCTTTACCGTGTTTTCTACTGACTCAATTCCACCAGTTACTTGGGAGATCCCTAGTAGGAATTTATCCTGGATAGTCCTGAGTGTGGCCGTGAAAGCAGGAGCTACGAATAGAGTGTGATAGGCATAAAAGCTCGCAATAACGAGCGCTAAAAATAGTAGTAATATGAGTATGGCAGGGGCATGAGACGCAAGAGTTAGAAGAACCCCCCAAAACCACGTAAATACCGATGCCATTAGTACTCCTATGCGTAATTAAAATGCTTTAGTTTAATTATAGGAGTAAGTGCTGCTAGCCTATGACTTTTTTCTCGTTATAATACCCGGTATATTCGTGAATAATAAAAGCGTCGGTGGTCTCATCATAAACTGCCTTCGTGTAATACCCATTTGATATGTCGGTAGGCTCTCTATAAGCTGTGTAATAATAGAACTTAAGGACGCCTGCATCCAGTACTCCGTAGAGTCTCGTCAGGTCTAGTCCGGGATACGTGGCCATGAATTTATCATATACTGTACCATGGCTGGCTTGAACAGAGTCAAAGAAAGCTGTGTTTGTGAACTGGTATCCGAAGGTATCATCACCCTCTACCCAAGCAACACCTTCAAAAGGTGGGTGAATGTCTGGTGTGAAAGTTGACAGATACTCAAGAGTAAATCCATCGGGTAGGTGCCCTTGTAGATACACTGGTTCTATCCCACTAACTACCCCATCCGTTATAACCATTCTCAAGACATATACTATTGCTGCATCATATTGCCTAAATATGAAGCTACTGGGAACTCCTTTTGACACAAGAAAGTTCTTAAGCTTTTGAATATTGGCTTCGTTATTGACTACAACCACGTATGATTTCTTGAGATCTCCTACGGATACCACTAGATCGAATATGTACTGAAATTGCGAGTCACTTAGATACGCAATCGTAGTATTGTATATGTCTCTATGTGCTAATTTTACGTTGCTGTAAACCTTTTTAAGAAGTTCGTTGTCATCTACTTTATATATTGTTTCTGTCATAGCGTTGGCCTTTCTCCTCGAGTAATAGCACTAGCATCGCTGAGAGACTAGTTAGACTCGTAGCATTGTCGTGGTATATGTATGTTACCTGAGGGTTTGTATTGTATATCTCAAAGAGAATGCTCTCGATAAATTTTATCAGGTAGGTCAGTATCTGGCTCTCATCAGTAAGAGATGTGTCTAGCCCAAGCTCTCCCTCAGTAAGGTCTATAAACACTCTAGACATCCTCAGGAAGTATCGGATAATATTAGTCATGTATGAAGTCCTAGTGTTGTATATGTTGTAACCTGACTCAGCATCCTGGTTAGGTACATTAAACAGCTTATAGAACATTGTTTCGATGTATTGCACTAAATCCAATTCTTCAAGCTGCTCAGAAGTTGGAAGGTTATATTGCCCTATAGATTGCATCTTTTCTGTGTAGTACATGTATTCGTCCCACATTATCAGCCGAATTCTGCAGTAGTCTCCCCTACCTATCACGATCCTGTCGTCTTGAGCCACATAAGATACTGCTGGGCAGATCTTGCAGTTTTTTACCCTACACTCTCTGCAGCCCTCATGGGCACCTATTTCTCCAATAAGCTTTAAATCCACTCCAGTAAACACGCTCCCCATAGACTGTGGTGTGTTTGTGGCTATAGGCAAGAATCGTTGACAGGCATACACCTCACCATCGGTATTAACTGACACATAGTCCTCTCCTGCTGCGCACATTGGGGGGATCTCCTCAGTTACTTCGTGAAGAAAGTTACCAACATTAAAGGGTATCTCTGGGCTCTTACTATGTAACTCGAATAAGTAGTCCGCGATTAGGTGGAAGCCATCTCGCCAAACTTTAAAGTGGTGCTCCTGCCATCCATGCTCCATAATAGGAAAGAAGTAGAAGGAATCTAATCCCAGAGAGACCATTAGCTTCACAGATTCTAGGAGGTTTTCTGCAGTAGTTAGACTCTCACTACTCATGGTTGCTCTCACAATAACGGGAAGCTTCGTTGCAACGTACCTCTCGATGTTACTATGAATTTTTTCCCTAAGAGTGGTGTTGTTATGATCCTTAAGATGATTGTCAACACCCTCATTAGATATCTGTATTGTAACCAGTGCTTTTGACTCTAAGAGTACCTCTACTAGCTTCTCAGGAAATACAAAGCAGTTGGTGAATAATAAGAATCTCAGACTAATCCGATACTCCCGAGCCATCTCGGTTGCGCGATTAACTGTGTACACGCAGGTGTCCTCTGCAAGAGTGGGCTCTCCGCCAAAGAGGTCTATGGAAATTATGTCAGTATTCCCCCATAAGTTGAAGAAGTACTCGAGAGTCTTGTCGACGACCTCATTTGAAATAGCTACTGCTTTAAAATCCCTTTTATGTTGCTCAAAACAGAAGGAACAGTTAGCGTTGCAGCTGTTAGTTGTTATAAAATTAATAGTTCTCATTAGAAAGCCTGGTTGTAGTTCTGCCAGTAAGCGGGAGCTGTATTAGAGTTTGGCGCATCTATGGCATTCCTGATCTGGTTTATAAACTTCTTATCAACTGCATTCGTTGTCACTCGTGTACCTGCCCCTGAGGTGTCTCCGGTTTCATTACTGAATGTGTATAATGCCATAGTAGAAGAGTAGTTATAAAAGTACTGGGAGACGCAAGTACTTCCCATCCAGCAACCTCCAGTATTATGACAGACGCAACACCCGTTTGAATCACAAGTGCATCGATATACCAGCTGTCGTATTTTATTGACAGCTGTTCTTAGTTCGTTAATATCTGGGTTTCTAACTAGAGTTCCAGCAGGCATTCCTGTAGGTGTGTCAGCCCATGTTGGAGCAGTTACTTGATGTTGTGCGTAGAAGTCTTCAAGAGCCTTTCTCAGCTCGTTTGTATGAGCTGCTCTTATGTAGCCCTTAGTTGGAAGTATCGTGCTGTTATACGTGTTCGATGTGTTGGCATTACACCCTGACCCATTTGTGTATGTAAATGCCATGCTACACCCCTAATAGGCACATTACTTGGCCGTCCTTATATGCGTCTTGAGAAATTCCCACATACTGAGTGAACACGTGAAACCATCTCTTTTTTACAATTTTTCCACTTCTAGTTAAAACTAACTTATCTCCAATCCTGATGCTTTGATCTCTAGTGTTAACTGGAACAGAGCCGATTAGGGCAACTGGAATACCTCCGCCCATCTCACCGCCCATAGAAAAACCGGGGATAGTGCTTCTCACCCCTGCATAGGATTTTCCGTTATATTTTCCTACCGTACGCAAGTCAGTGATTGAAACGGGGTCACCGCAAGCAATTGTATCTTTAGTAAGGAAATACTCTGCTAGATCCGCGTAGTTGGCCTGCACAGTACCACCAGCGGTAACATTTCCTGAAATATATAAGTCTGCTGCTGTTAGAGTTGATGTCATATTATTCTCCTTTAATTATACCAAAGTCATTACGGAGTTCTTCCTATAATCCTCTTGTGCCACTCCAACAAGAGGTAAACCCAAATGATACCATCTCTTACGGATAACCGTACCTTGCTTTGTAACTACTAATTTGTCTCCTAATTTGATGCTTCGGTCTCTAGTGTTAACCTTTACGGACCCACTGAGGGCTATTGGAATGCTGCTCTTACTAATGTCTCCACCCATCGACATAGCTGGCCTAAAGCTTCTGATACCTGCATAGGCTCTTCCACTGTACTTCCCAACTTTTCGAAAGCCTACTATAGATGTAGGGTTTCCGCACAGAATTGAGCCCTCCACAAGAAAGTATTCTGCTAGATCCGAATAGGTTCCCCTTACCGTGCCTCCAGCAGTTAAGTTCCCCGTTATCTCAATATTACTATTTAGGGTTGATACCATTATTGTCTCCATCTAAATTATTGTCGAGCATTGACACTGAGAGCACCAGACACATATTGAGACGCTCTTCATAAGTCATTTCCTTGGGTGTCCATTGTGTACCTATTATTCTATTATGCAGAGTTATGAGACCCTTCTCTAGTTCTACTGCGAATGCCTCAAGTGTACTAGGATCATCGTTTCCGATAGCCAGCGACACTGAGGCGCTAGGTACATCTAGTATATTGAGAATTGTGTCTAGTAGCTCTGCGAATAGTGCGATCTTATATTTAAAGTCAGAGCCGTTAAACCCGTTATTAGTGTCAGAGGTGCATCCAGAAATATCAACGAATGAAAAAGTCATCTATACCCCTTAATCTAATAAACAATTCAAAAGAGTCTCACTACTGCCGTTGGGACCAAACGAGGTCTTCTTGTATTTCTCTTGCGCTATCCCTACCACAGTCAAAAATAAGCTCCAAAAACGCTTTCGAATAATCTTACCCTTTTTTGTTAATACTAGGGTGTCCCCAATTTTTATGCTTGTGTCAGAAGTTCTTACAGGCACCGTGCCAGCTAGGGCTAGGGCTATGGCTTGAGTGCGACTCCTACCTAGCATTACTCCTGGCTCTGTACTAATTATTCCTGCGTAGTTCTTTCCATTGTAGGTTGTGAGTGTACGAAGGCCTGCAATGGACGTGGGATCCCCAGGCTTCAGGACGACGTCCTTTTTAACATCAAAATACTCCGCTAAGTCGGCGTAGTTGGCATATATTGTGCCTGCAGCAGACATGTTTCCTGATATAACTGTGTTTCCAGCTACTGTAATGTTCCCAGTAAAATTCAAATCAACTGCTGATATTGTAGATACCATATTATTCCCCTACCTTAATAGCCTTCATTTGCTCTATTGTGAGCCTATTATGAACTCTCTTTGTAACGTCTCTTAGCGCCTGCTTACGGGCTGAGATTTCCGCCTTAGCAACGGTATCGCCAGCCTCATCTGCACGGAAGTGTTCAACATCGAGCGCAGTTAAGAGAGGTGCACGCTCACGTCGTAAACGCTCCTTTGTTACCTCTGCGGCTTTACCCATATTGTGTATAATCCCATCCTGCTCATGCCATTCCCAAGCGTTAAAATACTCGGGATGCTCCATTGGAAGGTCATAGCGAGTTGCAACTACCTCCCAATCCTCAGGAATATTTCCCCACTGCTTCAATTCCTCAGCATGCTCCTCAGGAGTCCCTGCATTGCTAGCTAGGTGTGTAGTTGATATTCCACCATCAGGTCTTCTCCATACTATATTCATAAGTTCTTCCTCCTATCTTACATGCATCCCTATCACGGGAGCTTTTTTATACTTTAAGTATATATCTGAATACAACCCTGGGTCATATCTTCAAAACCACTTGAACCCTCAGATACCCAAGACATCGATTGGTATACTAGTGTTGATGACTGAATTGATAATCCCGTGCCGTTTCTATGAGGATCATATGCACCTTGAGGGTATGTCTGACTTCCGATGAGACAGAAATTAGTGTCTGCAAGAACACCAGGAGTAATATTAATCATATACCCACCCACACCATTTCTAGTGATTGAAGGAATATTAAAAGAAGCCCTGATAGGAACGGGCACGGTTCCTATTGCGTTATAGTTCACCCAAGCCTTGCATAACTTACCCTTTACAACATCAGAAGAGTTTGTAATCGCTGGAGGAGCTGTCGTTAGACTCTGAATTGTTTGTACATTTACTGGCATACTATCTCCTTATGACCACATCTGAACATGCATGGGATGATCCTCATAGGCTGTAGCATTTTCTGTTACATACCCAGAATTGCAGGGAAGCTGTGTAGCCGATTGAGCCGCAAAACCGATTCCCTTTCTATGAGGGTTATATGTGCCACTCGCACTATTACAGCCCATTATAGCGTAATTAGCATCTGCAAATATTCCCACTGGTATATTTATTCTGTACATACCAGTTCCATCCTTAGTAACTGAAGATACGTTGAAGGCTACCATACCTAGAGCAACCCCATCAAAGTATATCCAAGCCTTGCATAGCTTCCCAATCTCGGCTCCTGTAGAGTTCCTAAACACTGGAGGAACTGTGTTCTGTACGCTATAGATACTATCTGTTGCCAATGTGCTCATTATATTATCCGTGTCCAAATAGGACAACGCTGACCATCATATCTTCATAAGTACTCGCACTTTCTGTCACATACCCTGTACTACAGTAGACTACTGATGTCGATATGGCTCCTACTCCTAGGCCTCTCCTGTGTGGGTTAAAAGTCGAAGTTGGGAGCATAACAGACGTCCCTGCTATAGAGAATGTTGCAGTGGCGAAAGTCCCTGGAGTTATATTTGCCCTATAGTTTCCTGTGCCATCTTTTGTGATTGATGGCATGTTAAAGTTGGAATTAACCACCCCTGTAGATCCGTTGAAGGCGATAAAAGCCTTGCAGGGCTGACCTAACTCCGCCCCAAGAGCGTTTTTAAATGTTGGGGTGGCTGCTGTTATGCCTTTAATGGTGTTAACATTTAATTTCATACATCACTCCTTAGACAATAGACCAAGAAGCCCCACTTGGAATAGTGACAGTAACACCACTGCTAATAGTAATGGGTCCTGCTGATAAACCATTCTCTGTGGCTAGCATCGTTATGTTTGCATCAATTTGCTGCGCATTCGTTCTAATGACGGGTGCCGTAGCATTTATACCACTAGAGTCTCTGTAATAAGTCCATCCACTAGAACCTCCACCTGTAGGTGCTGCCCATGTCGCTGCACCACTAGATGCCCACGTCAGAACATATGTAGATTGACCACCCGTCGGAATATGATTATATCCGTTACCGCTAGCATGATTCCAAGTCTGTGCTGCACTACCATTAAAGGCTGTACCGGATAGTCCTGTTCCTGCTGTTAGAGAGTTAGTGACAGATCCAGCAGTTGTAGCTGACCCGGCTGTATCGGCACGTGCAACTCTGGCACCAGGATTAGTAGGATGGTTACCATTAATATACCAATACGTGCCATCCCAAGTATGCTCTAGATAGTATGATGTAGGGTGACTCGTAGAGAAGAATCTCGTAGTAGACGCCGCTGTTCCTGTTACATTGATGCCCCAGTTACCACTGGCACCACCACCCGTTAGAGTTGGTGCATATGACCCAATGTTACCGCTGTGCATGATTGTGTGTTGAGTACCCCAAGTAGTATTTACGCCACCCTGTAGATACCATAAGTCATCATTACTTGCATTTGCTGGCCCTATAATTCTCCAAGAAGCATAACCACTTGACCAACCCTGTATGTTTAAGAAAGATCTCCAACCTCCACCATTCATATTTGTGAAAGCTGACTGCACCTTATTTGCGATCATACTGTTTGGAGTAAGTGCTGTATCTCTGGTATCTGCGACATTTAGATATGTGGCATTAGTGGCGTTAGTAGCCGTAGTTGCGGAATTTACATTAAAGTTACTAGGGTTCCACACATAGTATGCAACTCCGTCGCTTGTACCCCATAACCATGACGGTTGCCCAGCTTGGCCACTATAGTTAAAAGGCTTACTTGACACGTTAGCCCAAGTCACCGATCCAGCCGATCCACTGACGTTACCTGTTACATTTCCTGTCAGAGGTCCTGCAAAGCCCGTAGCACTTAAAATTCCCGTGCTAGGCACGAAGCTAAGCTTCGTACTAGATACCTTTTGAGGTATGTTTCCAGTATTAGCTGTAACCCATGTAGGATACATTGTAGCTGCCGTTGTTGTATCATCTGTGATGGTTGTATTTGACGCGTATGTTGCTGATCCAGCATTACCTGTTATAGTTGTTTGATCCCCTGTGTTTGATCCACTAACGGTAGCATTCGCTGCAACTGTTAGAGTTAAACTTGCACTAGAATATGCTAGTGTACCCGAATTTGTATTAAGAGTTAGGGTTCTACCTGCGTTATTTACGCCAGTACCACCATAGTTAGAGGCTATTACGCCGCTAGTCCATGACCCAGATGTAATTGTACCTACTGTGGTAATATTCCCAGTACCTGCCCATGTGGACAGTGCTGTATTTTCCACGGCGCTCAAGCCTACATCAGACTTAGTAACTGTTAGAGCGTGGCTGTGTGTTGTAGTTGTTACAGCATTTGTTGTGGCACTTGTCACTGTGGACGGTGTGCCCATTCCAATTACTTGATTAGTTAGTGATAGACCATGATTCGTAGCTAGAGTTACATCACCTGTGTTAGCGTTGCTAACTGAAGCTGCTGCAGTACCTATAGTCAGCGTTGTACTTGCGTTCGTGAAAGATAGCGTACCAGCATTAGTACTAATGGTTAGAGTTCTAGCACCGTTGTTTATACCTGTACCACCATAAGTCGCACCTATTACACCACCTGTCCAAGTACCAGATGTAATTGTACCTACTGTGGTGATATTTCCAGTGCCTGCCCAAGTAGATAGTGCTGTATTTTCCACGCTGCCCAATCCTACATCTGACTTCGTAACCGTTAGGGCGTGGGTATGTGTTGTAGTTGTAACGCTATTTGTCGTAGCGCTTGTAACTGTGCTAGGAGTTCCCATTCCAATTACTTGATTAGTTAATGATAGGCCATGATTCGTAGCTAGAGTTACATCGCCGGTATTTGAGCCAGCTACTGATGCGCTAGCACCAATAGTTAGAGATGCTCCTGTGAATGTTAGAGTACCACTCTGTGTTGCAATCGTTAGAGTTCTACCACCGTTATTTACGCCAGTACCACCATAGACCGATTCTACGACTGTACCGCGCCAAGTACCTGTTGTAATTACTCCCACTGATACAAGATTTGATAGAGTTGTAATAGCTGTTTGAGAAGCTCCTGTAACCGTTGCCGCAGATCCACTAACGCTTCCTGTGATCGTTGCAGTAACTGTAAGAGCACTTAGTGTACCCACACTCGTAATATTCGGTTGGGCTGCTGTGGCTAGGGTTCCTGTTATATTTCCTGTTACATTTAATGCTCCACCAATATATACTGCACCAGCGATACCGGCACCACCACTGAGAATTAAAGTACCCGTTGCTGTAGAGCTCGACACTGAGGTGCTGGTTAGTATTAACTCACCAACACTGTTTAGAGTCATCCAGTCGGTTACTGTGTTTCCACCACCATTATTTGTTCCAAATATAAGCTTTGATTTTGTTAGAGACGCATCTCTGATGCCTTTAATATATGTGGGATAAGTACCTTCAGTAAGATATATAACACCACCAGCAGATCCTGTTCCTGAGACTCCTAGTAAATCTAGTCGTGCCAGAGGATTGGATGTACTCGCTTGATTCTGTTGTAATACTGCAATCGCTGAAGCACTGTTTAAGACGTTTTGTACTGTCAGTAGGTTAGATGGTCCTGTGGTACCAATACCAACAAGTCCACCATTCGTAATAGTCATGGCGTAGGCTGCTGCAGATTGGTTGTTTACCTGAAAAGCATGTCCCCAATCGGCAGTGTGAAGCGTATCTGCACCAGTACCACCACTATAGCCAATATTAGAGTGCCAGATCCTTAACTTACCTCTAGTAGCTGCACTACCACCATAACGCTCAACCCATAGCTGATCTATGGCTCCTGTCGTGTATGAGTGAATAATTGCACTTGGAGCATTCGTTCCAATACCCAGTCTTTTGTCTGTGTTATCCCAAAAGAAGTTAGTAGCGTCTTGCGTTAAGGCAGCAGCTGCTCCAGTAAAATGTACAGAGCCAGTTGTAAAGCCTGTAGTTGTTAGAGTGCTTGCAACGGTTAGAGTGCTATTGGCATTGAGTGCTCCACCAACTGTGAAAATGCCGTCAGTCTTTAGAGTACCTATTGCGCTTCTATATAGATTTGTGTCATTAGTTGCTGCACCAGTACCTAAGAGTAACCCTGCTAGGTCACTTCCCCCCGCGTCTTTGCTTAAAGTCCAGCTCTCATATACATTACTGTTATAGCGACTACCTGTCATTTATTATATCCTTCTTAATTATAGGTTTGTGGCTACAATGCCATCGCCAAATAACTGAGCTCCAACGGTTAATACGAAAGCTGCATCAAAACCAGCAATTGTAACACTGAGTGTTTTTACATTAGTCGATGTTCCTGTGATGTTAAGTACACAAGTTTCACTGGTTCTGTTGATAGATCCTAATTGAGTGATATTACCACCATCGTCATATCTGCCCTCAACGCTGTATGTTTGAGAGACTGCCTTACCAGCCTTCCAGGCTTGTACTGTGATAAGACCACTATATGCTGCGTCAGCAGCACCAATAGTAGCAATATTTATTGTTCCATTAACCTGACCAGTCATTTTTCTTGAGTAAGTTAAGCCTGCTGGACCATATATCATGCCTGCCGTTGTAATGTTACCCGCATTCGTTATATTTCCTGTAGCCGCTGCAATTACTGCTTTATTTGTTGCGATCTGTAGGTCGCCACTGAGGTTTAAAGTATCTCCTGAGTTGCGTAATGTTACTGTGGTACTTGCGCGATCCCAGAGGTTCTCTACACTAACTGCTGAATCAACGTAAGCCGTAGTGGCAATCTTCGTTGAATTATCCAGTGCTGTCTGAGTAGGTGCTAGAGGACTTCCTGTAAGGGTTGGACTTGCTGATAGTACTACTGTCGCACCTGTACCGGTGTACGCATTTATCTGATTTGCATTAACTTTAAATACGTTGCCTGTTGCGGCCGTGTCAAACGTCTTATTTGTGAACACATCCACGGAAGCTGGACTTGTGAACCCTGTGTGACCCGCACTTGCATAATCTAGACCCGTTAAGAAAGCATGATCTTGTGAGCTACCGGCACCACCACCAACTAAGGACTGATTAAATGTGTTTCTTGCCACGGCATAATCTGCAACATACCCACCAGTTGCGCTGTATGCTACAATTGCATAACCTAATTGACATGGCTCGATTGTTTCTACTTCACCCGCGGCAACCGCGACAGCGCCGTTGGCAACTGCTTGTTGAGCTGCGAGCAGCGTCGTGAATACCTGTGTATCCATAACTGCCATAAACCTCGGTGTGGCTGTGGCTAGGTCATCTTGTAAAGCATACAGAGTATATACTGCGTAAGCATTAACAGCGTCTAGCGCTGTAGGAGTGCCTCCATTGTTGTATTTAATTGGAAGCTCTGTAGCTGTGATATTTTGCACCCACTGTGCAGAGCTGTTAGTATTAACAACTATCCAAGATACCGGATTAGTAAGTGGAACTGCTGTTGATAGACCGTGGTCATCTATGGAATCCACACCGTTTGTTTGTATCTGCCTATCAGCAGCGAGGGTTCCTGTACCAGAACCTACTCTGGAAATTACTACTCCTGATCCTCGAACAATAACATTGATTGTGCGGTGGAAGAATGTGGCTGTAGCTGTGTGGAAGGAGTAGGGATGATTTTCTTTTTCTACAAAATAATTGGTTCCGTCAAACCAGTAGTAAAACAAAGGAATTGCATCTGTGTATATGGACCCAACTGATGGTGTTTGCAGTAGTATTCCTGAACTGTCGATGTAGAGCCATCCAGCCGTATGGGCTGGTAGGATTGCTGACGTTACTTGGTTGGCTGCCCAAGATACCTTTTTACCCTTAATAAAACCAAAACCACTCTTAAGAAGAGTAAAGAACCCAGAAGCTATAGAATAATATCCAGCTTCAACTCCCCATTGAGCGAACCCTGACATAACCTTATAAAACTCAGAATCATCTAGATTAGCTAGAGCTGTATTGAGGTCTGTGGAATTTCCAACATACCGAGAAGTTACTGCTACGTTTGCAGGTGCCCCAGCTGCCCCTGAAATAATTCCTGTAGTCATTAGAGTACCTACATTGGATACATTTCCTAAGTAGTCCACATTAAACTTATTAACGCCATTTACTCCACCATTGAATAAGCTTCCGGCGAAGCCCGTCTGCATATTTGCGTAGAACGCGTTTGCAGTTGTGGCATTTGATCCTTTAGCTGTGAAAGCGCTATGTGCTACTGCTGAAGATCCTAAATCTACTTGAACACCTATTAGGGCGTTTGACTGTGTATTACCTAGTGTTATGCTATTTCCAATACCACCAGAAGCGTAAGCATTGCTCATTACTTGAACTACTTGAGTTCCAGTGGCGTTAGTAATACTTATTCCACCATTTTGAGTAGATAACCCTACCACATTAATTGTTGAAGAGAAGGAAGGAGCTGTGTCATATACCAGCTTTCCAGTACCAGTTGCGCCTGTAGAAGTAACCCCCTCGAAAGTTGTATGTCCCGTAACTGCGATTGTTCCAGCAATAGTAACATTACCTTGGTAGTCTACTTTAAACTTCTCTACGGCGTTCAGTACACCCAAGAAGTAGTTTCCAGTATAACCTGTCTGCATATTCGCATAGAATGCATTGGCTACTGCTGTGTTTGATCCCTTTACTACGAAGGCACTGTGTGTAACTGTGGAAGATCCTAAATCTACCTGGTTACCTATTAGGGCGTTGGTTTGAGTATTACCAACCGTTACGGATTGACCTATACCCCCCGATGCAAAACTATTACTCATTACCTGAACTACTTGAGTTCCAGTGGCATTAGTTACAGAGATACCACCATTTTGAGTGGATAACCCTACTACATTTAAAGTCCCAGCAATATTTGTGTTACCTTGATAGTCTACTACGAACTTATCGACTGAGTTTAGTGTACCATGGAATAGGTTACCAGTAAAGCCTGTTTGCATTTCCGCCATAAAGGCATCAGCTGCAGCTGCGTTAGACCCTCTAGCCTTGAAGGCATCGTGTGCAATCGCTGAAGACCCCATATCCACAACTAATCCTATTAGAGGATTAACTTGCGTATTTCCCATAGAAATACTTGTTCCTACTCCATTCAAAGCGTAGCTATTACTCATTACCTGAGTTATTTGGGTTCCTGTGGCAGTTGTTATACTTATTCCACCTGTTAGAGTAGATAACCCTGCTAGAGTCAAGGCTCCAGTTACATCTAGAGTTCCTTTTATAATCGTGTCACCTGTGGCAGCTGCCACAGTAAATCTATCTGTAGATATTCTAAAGTTTCCAGATAGATCTGTTATGCCTGTTACGCCTAGAGTACCTGCGATTGTCGTGTTGCCTTGATAGTCTACTATAAACTTATTGACTGAGTTAACCATGCCGTGGTACAGCATCCCGGTAAATCCTGTCTGCATGTCTGCACAGAAGGCAACGGCTGCTGAGTTATTTGAGCCCCTTGCTTGAAATGCGTGGTGAACTAGGCTTGAAGCACCCATGTCTACTTGAACACCCATCAAGGCGTTGGTTTGAGTGTCTGTCATTACAAGGCTATTACCTACACCTCCAAGAGCATAGCTATCACCCATTACTTGAGCGACTTGTACTCCTGTGGCACTAGTTACTGATATGCCTCCGTTTTGTGTGGATAGCCCTACTACATTCAATGTTCCAGCAATGTGTGTGTTACCAGTAGCATTGGCCACTGTAAACATCGTTGTGTTTACTTTGAAGTCCTTGGCTACATCCAATGTACCCGCTATAACGGTATTACCTGTTGCTGAAGCTACTGTGAACTTTGTTGTAGCTACTCTCAGATCGTCTGTGAGATCAGTTATACCTTTTACGCTAAAAGTTCCGTCTACATGAGTGTTGCCTGTAGCATATGCCACAGTGAACATCGTTGTATTTACTCTGAAGTCCTTGGCTATATCTAGTGTACCTGCTATAGCTGTATTACCATTAGTGCTGTCGATTGTAAACATATTAGTGTTTACATAGAGGCTCTTAGTAACATTTAATGTCCCAGCCACAAGGGTGTTACCATTAGTGTTATCAACGGTAAACATATTTGTGTTTACTTTAAGATCTTTGGCCACATCTAGGGTACCTGCAACAACCGTATTACCAGTTGCGGCCGCCACTGTGAATTTTGTTGTAGCAATTCTCAGGTCATCAGTGAGATCGGTTATGCCAGTTACACCTAACGTACCAGCAATAAGTGTGTCACCGTTGGCACTATCTACGGTAAACATATTTGTATTTACTTTAAAACTTCCTGTGGCATTAAGTGTGCCAGCCACCAGAGTATTACCTGTAACACTATCTACTGTAAACATGTTTGTATTTACTCGTAAATCCTTGTCTAAGTCAGTTATGCCATGTACATTTAGAGTCCCGTCTATATAGGTGTTGCCTGTGGCGTATGCAACAGTAAATACATTTGTGTTTACTTTGAAATCCTTGGCCACATCCAATGTACCAGCTATTATTGTATTACCAGTAGCATTAGCTACGGTGAACATATTTGTGTTAACCTTGAGGTCTTTAGCTACATCCAGCGTACCTGCAATAACAGTATTACCTGTTGCTGAAGCTACTGTGAACTTTGTTGTAGCTACTCTCAGATCACTAGTTAAATCTGTGATGCCAGTTACACCCAGCGTACCTGCAATAAGTGTGTCACCTGTGAGATAATCAATATTAAACTTATCTACAGCTACTGCAACATCCTTAGCCACATCAAGAGTACCAGCAATAGTGGTGTTCCCTGTAGCGCTGTCAACCATGAATTTTGTTGTGGCTACTGTGAAGCTATCTCCTATATCCAGTTTACCGGTTATAAAGGTGTCACCTGTTACAGCGTCTATTGTTATTAATGATGTATTGTATCTAAAACCTATTGTAGCATGAAAGTCTAAGTAACCATCCGCTCCTGAATATACGGTACTGTTTCCATTTCTTAGATTAACAGGAGTATCATCGATTAGGGTTAATTGGTTGAATGTGATAAGACCGGAGAGCTCAATAGTGTCTCCCCAGTTGTGGAGATATACCCTCTGTAGAGTCGGGTCTCTATCCCATATCTCATCTACAACATATCGGGCATTGTCAACATATGCCGTAGTAGCGACCTTATTGGACCCGTCTCCTACTGGCTGGGTTGTTGACATAACGCCGTCTGCTAAGTAGCTTCCAGCTGTAAGTGTTGCAGAAATGTTATTTGCTACAACTGTTCCAGTGGTTGTTATGTTACCTGTTGTAGTATCTAATATAAACTTATTGCCTGTAGATCGAAGTGCTCCTAAGTGGTCTAACTCTAAGATTCTAGCATTCGCCACACTGTCAATTCTAAAATAAGAGTCAGTACTAGCGAAATAGCTGGACTTGCCTAGTACTAATACAGCCTCTGGTGACACATTATGGTCAATGCTCGTGATATCTTTTCCTATAGACGAGTATTTTTGAGCGATGAAGTCTACCTTAGTAAGGGTACCCGCGCTATTTGTGACAAAATTAGTTCCAGCAGTCAGTGTTCCTGTATTTGATATAACGATGTTTCCACCAATACTCAAGTTGTCTGTAGGAACAAGGGATGTTATTGTGTTACCAGCCCTATCCCAGAAGCTCTCACCAGAAAGTGCTGCATCTACATAAGCAGTAGTAGCAATCTTTGTTGAATTATTAAGAGGTGCTTGTGTTACAGCCGTAACAGTACCCGCAATACTAGATCCGGCTTGGAGTATACCAGTTAGGTTTCCTGTTACATTTCCTGTCAGAGGTCCTATAAAAGAAATAGCTGTTGCTGTACCCTCTTGTGTAGTATTACCTGTTATAGGATCTACTACAAACTTCGTTGTGTTTACCTTGAAGTTACCATCTACGTACAAGCTATCTCCGGCTGTACGAGAAGATATAATCGTCCCACTTCTGTCCCACATATTTTCTGGGGCAATCGCCGCATCTACATACGCTGTTGTGGCTATTTTTGTGCTATTGTCGTTTTGTGACTGGGTTGAAGCTGTAACTCCATTTTCGAGGCTAGAACCTGTTTTAACTAGACCAGTGACATTACCAGTCAGATTTCCTACGAAACCTCCAGTAGCGGTTAAAATTCCTGTCAATGAAGCGTTTCCTGTTGCAGTTCGAATTATAAACTTATTATTTGCTAGCTCTACGTCTCCAAGAATACTTAAAGTGTCTCCAGCTGTATGAGGAGTTATTACTCCACCAGCACGATCCCACATGCTTTCGGGGGCAACAGCACTATCCACATAAGCTGTTGTTGCAACTTTTGTGCTATTATCATTCTGAGCCTGCGTAGTTGCTGTTACGTTAGCTAGAACACCGTTGTATGTTTTATTCGTTAGGACTTGTGACGCGTTGATATTTACGAGCTCTACTGGAGCACTTGCATCACCAGCCGTAAACAGGCTCGCTGTTGTAGGATCGTAAAAGATCCCCGCTAAGGCAGAATTACCATTTCCTAGTACTGTAAAACCTGCACCAGGAGCAGCAGCTCCACCACCATTTTTATTTACACTGATGTTTTTGTCTTTGACTTCAAGAGTTGCAACTTCGAGATCTACACTGGCACCGTCAGCAAATAGGGTTCCATGAACTGTTACATTCTTAGCCTCAATGCTTGCGAATTCTGTGTCACCGAGATTTCTAAATTGGACATCACCACTGGAGTTTTTAAGTTTTACTCCCGCAGGACCATTCTTTTTAATATCGAAGGAGTCAGCAGTAGTACCTGTTAGGTTCTCTGCTATAGTAGTTACATCGGTTCCAGTAGAGAAAGGATTGGCTCCAGATGGATTGACAGCATTTTTTATGGCTGCAATCTCATCAGCTGAGAGGATTGGAGGAGTTAATTTTTGAACCATCTTTAGTGCTTAATTCCTTTACGTGACTTATCTACTTAATTATACACCTTGATGGAAGTACTATATGGTCTAGTTAAGCTGCGTATAAGCTCTTTCTCCGGATTCACCCTCCCTATACCCATGTTCCACTAGAGAACAGAGGTAAAGTCATTAAGTAGCCATAGCCCTGGGCAATGTAGTTGTCAGCATCCATTGCTGGAGTGAAGCTAAAGTCTCCCATAAGTACACCCTCTTTACCCTCACCAAAAGCTGTAGGTGTGGTATAGGCTCTTACCCTAGCTGTGACTGTATACTTATCTCCTATCATACTGTCTAAGCGACAATATGCGTATGGAATAACAAATCCAAACGGTGTCTCGTAATTTTCTAACTGAATTGCCATTTTTCTCCCCTTTACTCTATTCTTATTACTTCAAGTCTTCTATTGTAAACACTTACTGTATTCGGAGCATTAACATAGACATCTATTACCTGAGAACCGTTAACCGTTACTATTGCAGCCGTAGTTATTGATCCTCTAGCTGCCGTTCTTAACATCAATGCCCTCGTTGAGTTAGTGTTTGCTACCCCACCAGCACGAATGGTAAGTGTTGCGTTAACACCTCCCGCAACTGTTGAATCACAGGGAGCTTCAAAAAATACCTTGTAGATACCCGCTGGTGGAGTTATCGCCATACCAGTAACGAGAGCATCGGCACCAGTACCAGTAAAAGTAGCAGCAGAATAGACTTCATTACTATATACAGGGATATTTACTGTGGTGTCCCAAGTACCAGCTGTAGATCCATTCGATGTAAGAAGGAGAGTAGCGACTGATCCTGACGTTAGAGTTAAAAGCAGTGTTCCACCATTTACATTGATTGTTATGGATCCACCAGTGGAGTTATTAAATATCTTGTATTCAGCTCCTACAGATAGTGTCGTTGCGTTGGGAAGAACCAGGGTTTGTGTAGTCGTACCCGTGAACTCCCGGTAGTAGTTGCTACTAGAAGTTAGAGTTGTTGTACCGGCCGCTGTAGCGGTAGAGGTTACTGATGTTATACGTCCTGCAGCAGTAGTCATACCATTCACATCTCTAGCAACTAGGGTTGAAGCGGTTGCAGTGCTTGATACACCCGTTCCTGTTGGAAGACCTGTAAATACTGGAGTTAATAGAGTAGGAGTACCGTTGAATACTAGATTACCTGTGCCAGTTGCACCTGTTGAAGTTACCCCTTCAATTGTTTGGTGTCCTGTGAAAGTATTAGCGGCATCCGTTCTGGCTAAGGTTGCTGAGGTAGTTGGAAACGTCATTGTCGTTCCATCCGTACCGGCAAGAGTCAGAGTATTTGAAACTGTTAGAGTTTTTGATGTCGTTCCACCAGCAATAGAAAATCCGGTTGCTAGTGCTGTCAGTGTTAGAGCATTATATGTCTTGCCTGTAAGAGCTGTGGCAATCTTCCCGTCAGCAATAGTTGCTGCATTCCATGTACCAGTTGTGACTGTTCCCAATGTAATGACATTAGCAGTGCCTGCCCATGTAGATAGTGCTGTGTTTTCTACAGAACCTAGTCCTACATCGGACTTCGTAACTGTTAGAGCGTGTGTATGTGTTGTAGTAGTGACGCTATTTGTTGTAGCTGATGTGATAGTGGACGGTGTACCCATATTTAGGGCTTGACCGGTAAGAGCCATACCACTATTTACTGTTAGTGTGACGTCCCCTGTGTTTGTCCCTGTTACAGAACCATTTAGAGTTCCTGATGTGATTGTTGCACCGTTGATAGACGTTGCTGTCGCCACACCTAGGCTTGGCGTTGTAAATGCTGGGCTTATTAGGTTAGCCTTTAGAGCCAATTGATCGTAAACTAGTTTTGCACCAGTATACTGAGTATTTGTTGAAGCTCCTGATAGAGATGTAACTTTATTGGCGACGTCTTCTGCCACGTAGGATATGTTCGTATTTAAGGTATTCCAGTTTCCTGCTGTCTGTCCAGGAGTATCTACGGTTGCGATGATCATGTCTCCAACTTGAATTGCTACTCCACTAAGAGTACCACCAACGGAAATTACATACATATCACCTTTTAGAACCGCACCAGCAGACCCTGACCCACCCGTTGTTGGATAGGTATTAACTGAGGCATCGTATCCACCTCTGTAGTCAAGAAGGCCTACGACCAATCCATCTGCATAGTCCTTTATGGCTTTTACAGAAGGATACTTCGTCGTAGAAGCAGCATCCGTTGCAATGTTATTTGATTTATTGGATGTGACCTCAAAACCTGTTATGGCATGAGTGTGCGTTGTCGTTGTTACTGCGTTTGTCGATGTGTCAGTTATACTTGAAGGTGTACCCATTCCAATGACCTGATTCGTTAGAGCTAGGCCATGGTTAGTTGCTAGGGTTACATCGCCTGTGTTGGATCCAGCTACTGATGCACTAGCGCCGATAGTCAGAGAGTTGCCATCTGTCCCTGCTAATGTTAAACTATTGCTAACTGTAAGAGTTTTTGCAGCCGTAATTGATATTCCATGAACACCCGTTTGTAATGCTGCGTGATTGCTGACTGCGGTAGTTGCTGCTCCAGAAGCATCATATGCTGTCGAGGCAGTGTAAGCTGCAGTTCCTAGAGTACCACCTGTACCAATATTTAATGTGGAAGCATCCGTGCCACTAAGAGTTAAACTATTGTCAACTGCTAGAGTCTTGCCATCTGCTAAAGTTAGGGTAGCTCCATTAGTTGGTGGAGTTAGTGTAATTTTATTGACTGTGCCTTGAAAGCTGTCCGAACTATTATGCCGCATGTACTTCTCCTAATATAAACCCCTTCGTGTACTTTTTACAATACACGAAGGGGTCGCTGTGTCTACCTAAAACTAGCCAATAACTACTGCATATCCTGCTTGAGCGTCATGGAAAGTTACTGTCGTAACAGAAGTACTTGTTAGCGTAACAGTATCAGGGTAAACTTGAGTGTCATCAGAGGCATAAATTACCACTGAAACCTCTTTTACACCTAAGTTGTGTGTTAGTGTCCAAGTTGTGCTAGAAGTCTTTGGAATCACGACTCTACGAACAATTGGAAGAATAAGGGTGTTATACCCAGCTTCCCATAATTTATCGCCTTCGTTCCATTCGATAATAGCGTTAACTGCCTTAGCAACCGTACCAGCTGGAAGTGCTTGGTCTGCAGCGAATTCTTGGAAGACTGGGTCGATTGTGATCGAAGCGCCATCAATACTTGCTACTGCATAGTAACCATCATTTAGAGGGTTAGTACATCCAACGAGTTGGATACGATCACTTGCTACGATACCATGACCTGCATCACTAACTACTAAAACATTAGATAGCTTCGTGATTGATTCGATTGCTCTACCTGTTGCGGTTTCGTCATCAAGTCTCTTGATTTCGATACCACCACTTGCGTTGTTTGCATTATCAGCGAGGTTTGAATTCAACGTGATGATCGGGTCAGCGATTAAGATGTCTGTTGAATCAATGTGTGTTACATTACCTGTGAATGTAGCATTCTTTGCTTTGAAGTCTGCGTAAGCATTATCTGCTAGATTACGAAGCTCAAGAACTCCACCAGCTGCAACCTTTAACTTAACACCAGTCCCACCACTAAGGATGTTGAATGATGATGCAGTTGTACCTGTGTCTGTATTCTGTGTGTGCTTTAGAGCAACTGCACTGTCTAGTTGAGTTGATGTAGAAGCAAGTACTACATCTTCATTAATCTTAGGACTTGTAAGAGTCTTGTTTGTGAAAGATTCAACACCAGCGAGAGTTGCAAGAGTTCCAGAAGCTGGAAGGGTCAAGCTTGTTGTAGCTCCTGCTGCTAAGGTAACTGCGAAGTTGCCTGTAGTAGTGAATGAGTTAGCAAGGCTAATTGATTTTCCACCAATTTTCGAAACTGTAACAACGCCTAGCTTAGTAGTGACAGCGTCACCAGACATTGATACATTTTTCCAAAGAGCATCAGAGTCATCAAACAGAATCATCTGTGCTACTGTTGGAGTAGCGATTACAACGTCAGATAGGCCGTTTAAGCTTTGATCACCAATTTGATGATTTACATATGTTACGATAGCTTTTTGAGTAGCTAGTACCGTATCGGAGTTTGCCGCGAGAGTTCCATCAGTATCAATAACGCCGGCTGCGAACATCCCTGTCGTTAAATTACTGATTGTGTTGTTCGTTGCGTTGATTGTCTTAGTCGTTAGAGTCTGATTCGTAGAGAGATCGACGATATCTGCTGCGTCTAAGCTTCTGTTTGCTGCTAGACCACCAGTAGTGATCGTGAACTTTTTAACTGATGATCCACTGTTAATAACAAATCCAGCATCAGTTGTACCTGTGTCTGTATTTTGTGTGTGCTTTTTAGCAACGGCATCGTCTAATGTCGTTGAAGTTGCTGCGAGAACTACGTTCTCGTTGATTTTAGGACTTGTGAGAGTCTTGTTTGTAAGCGTTTGAGAAGCTACATCAACAACAATGTCCCCTGCCGTATCAGGAATCGTGAAAGTCCTGTTCGCTGTCTGCGATGCGTTACTTAATATTACTTTGTTTGTTTTACCTAATTCTAACTGCCCATAGATGGTTACATCTGCATTGATTATGGCCATTATTTTCTCCTTTTTTGTAGTCTGCTACTTATATTATCGTTCAGTTATCCTATCAGTATAGCCCTCCCTTGTTGTTCCGATGTGAAGGAAAGCATGAGATTATTCGCATCTATTACTTGCATATTAGCAATAATAGAGGTATTAGTATCACTCCAGATAGAAACTTGAAGGTCTGTGGTTTTAAGGGGATGGTTGATATTCCAGGTGTCTGATAGGGTATTCTGATAGAATGTGTACTTGCCCATTAGCAGAACTACCCAGTAGCCGTCGAGATATGTATAAAGACCTGCAAGGTCTACAATGTAGAGAGTCATACCATTTTTAGGCTCGATATATTCCCACTCAGTGCCTGTATACCAAGCAATCCATAGAGGATTGCCTATCCAAATGCCTGTGGGATGACTTCCGACAATATATCTGTCCCCTGGTTGTGGGGCTACGGGAGGAGTGTTAACATCCTTAGCTAGAACTGTAGGCTGCCACTCGAAATTAGATAAAGACGGTACGTATATTTTTGTCATTTATATTCCTCTATAAGTTCATTACTACACAGCCCAAGGCTAGATTGTAGCTGGTTGCTATGGCCACTGCTGCGTTTAATTGCGTGGATGTCGCCGTTAATATTACGTCTTCATTAATTTTAGGACTTGTTAGAGTCTTATTAGTTAGGGTTTGAACTCCTGTAAGAGTTGCAACAGTAGAGTTAATGCTAATTACATGCACACCACTTATTGATATTCCTGTACCTGCTGTGTATGCTGCACCACTACCAATCTGTCCATATAAAAGTGGAGTTACGCCTATAGTTATCGCATCAGCGTTAAGCATCCATCCAGTATCTGCATTAGTGATACCTTCTCGAGCAAACACAGCCATTTGTAGCAGCTTTGCCGGGGTGTCTGCGTCAGTAGCCCTTGTCCACCCAGTGTTAGATACTACCCAAATACCATTTTGAGCGGGATCCTGTTGATCTTTAACTAGGATTCGATCTCCACTAGATGCTTGTCTGCCATCGACAAAGGTTGGTCCAACGAAGTTCATTTGCTCATTGTTTGCCGTAACGAGCTTTACTGATTGCTTCCAAGCAACACCCTGAAGCACACTATCTACATAAGTCTTTACGGCATGTTGAGAAGGTACTTTAAGATTGCTGTTGGCTGTTAGAGCCACGTCAGTATCAAGATATGACAGAGGCATCTGAGCTACATTAGTAACATTTCCTAATCCTACGTCACCGCTTACTAATCCCAGAGGAGCTGTAATTGTTTTATTGGTTAGTGTCTGCGCGCTGTCCGTTGTTACGAGCTTAACAGCATCTACTGTAGTATTTACTGATAAGTTTGTTGTATCGAGAGTTAACTTCTTCGTAAGGGATGTAGAGTTTATGATCCAAGTAACCTGTGTAGTGCCTGTATCTGTGTTCTGTACATGACCTCCACCTGATCCATGAGCGTCAATATATGTCTTAACAGCCTTTTGTGAAGCCACTCTAGTATCGCTATTGGCTGTGAGAGTACCATCGATGTCTAGATAGGATAAAGGCATCTGTGCCACATTAGTAACATTTCCTAAACCTACGTCACTACTCACTAGGCCTAGAGGAGTAATAAGAGTCTTATTTGTTAGGGTTTGTTCGGCAGATCTCGTAACGATGTCATTGCCATCTATTGATAGGCTTGCCGATAATCCCGCTGTTGTAAGGGTCAGTTTCTTTGTGCCTGAGGTGGAATTAATAATCCAAGAGGTTTTATCTGTGCCTGTGTCGGTGTTCTGTAGGTGTCCTGTACCCACTACTTGGGCATCTACATAAGTCTTGATCGCTTTTTGCGAAGCTACTTTGATATCACTATTAGCTGTAAGAGTGCCATCGATGTCTAAGTAGGATAAAGGCATCTGTTGGACATTGTCTACGCTTCCTAAGCCTACGTCTCCCTTTACAAGACCTAGAGGAGTAATAAGAGTCTTATTTGTTAGTGTTACTGAATTATCAGTAGTAACAAACTTACTAGCGTCGATTACTGTGGCGGTTGACAGCCCTGACGTATCTATCGTAAATCGCTTAGTACCTGATGCTGAGTTAACTATCCAAGAGGTAGAAGAAGTTCCTGTATCCGTATTCTGAGTATGCTTCTTTGTAACTGCGTCGTCAATAGCTGTTGAGGAAGCTGATAAAGCCACCACATCATTTATCTTGGGGTTCGTTAGAGTCTTATTAGTTAGAGTCTGTATATCGGTTAGTGTTGTAACATTTGTGTTGATTCTTATTTGGTTACCATTTACAAGGATACCATAGCCACCAACATAGGTGCTGCTACCAGCAAACTGAGCGTATGTTAGAGCTGTGGATTCTAATGTAATACTATTATTTGTTAATACCCATGCGGTATCAGCCAAACTATCACCTTCACGAACAAATACAGCCATCTGTAGGAGTTCATTAGCGGTATTAGCGTCAGCGGATCTTGTCCATCCCGCAGCAGAGGCCTCGTATATGCCATTAGCAGCTGGATTCGATTGATCTTTAACCAGGATTCGATCTCCAGGAACAGTTGACTTTCCATCAACGGTTTGAGTGCCTGTTAGAGTCACATTTAAGCTGGCTGTGGCGAGTCTTACTGACTGCTTCCAGCTTAATCCAGTAATAGCGGCATCTACATAAGCCTTAGTTGCCTTCTGTGACGCTACTTTAACATCACTATTGGCTGTTAATGCGCTATCTGCATCTAAGTAGGATAAAGGCATCTGTTGGACATTGTCTACGCTTCCTAAGCCTACATCACTACTCACTAATCCCCAAGGAGCCAGGATAGTCTTGTTTGTTAGGGTAGATATACTAGTGGTAGTTATATACGCTGTGGGATCGAACACCATGTTATGTGTTAGTGTAGAGGTGTCTATAGTTAGTCTCTTTGTTCCTGAGGTGGAGTTAATGACGAAGGTACTGGCTGTTGTACCTGTATCTGTATTTTGTGAGTGTCTTTTTGCTACAGCGTCGTCGAGAAGCGTTGAAGTTGCTACTAAAGCAACATTTTCGTTTATTTTGGGGCTTGTTAAGGTCTTATTAGTTAGAGTCTGTATATCAGTAGTTCCAACAAGGTGTCCACTAACTCCGTGAGTTGTAGTTAAGCTGGCATGAGTTGTAGTTGTACCAGAAAGGTCAAAACTAGCCGAATCAAAACCACTATCCGTTAAATTTCCTGTAACATCGAGCCCAGCAAAGTTACCAGCTACCGCACCAGCTACCTTATCAGCCTTAACTGTAGTGTCTAAAGCACCCCAAGTCCCTGTGTAATAGTAGAGAGATAGGGTCGCTAAGTTAAACGCCACCCACCCAGTTGAGGGTACGTCATAATTCCAGTTAAGCCCGTCAAACCATGCGATCGCCTTCTCATGCCCTGTCCAAATATCTGTAGGAGCAGTTCCTACTATGTACCTATCTCCTACTGTAGGAAGATCTGGAGGAGTGTTCAGTATTGATATAATAGGTTGCTGCCAGCTAAAGTACTCATCTACCGTTAGTCTGTAATTGTCTGTAGTTATGTAGGCATGAAGTAAGCTATTATATACTCCAAATTGCTGGAATACGTTAATAGTACTTCCCGATCCTGAGCCTGAGCCAGCCATTAAGGACCCATCGCTAAGGATGTCCACTATAATGGGATTTGGTTGTGTTAAACTTACTTCAACTGGTGTGATTACTCCCATTATGCTATTCTCCTAGATACGTCTTTTACAAAATTCATAGTTCCCAGCAAAAATGTACCAACATTACCATTTATGTCCCTAAATTGAAAGTCGTATACGTAGCTTCCTACAAAGTTTGCTGTATCAGTAGCACTTAATACTAACTGAGTTCTGCCTTGATTTGCATCCACGTGTATAACAATATCCCTCTTAAGCACCGCATTAGCGTCTGAATCGTTAATCTTGTTCTTCATTGTGAAGAAGAAGGTCCATCCAGAGATATCCATAGGAATCCCATTGTTCTTTATTTGAATGGGTAGAGTAAAAGTATCTCCTCTTACTGCGTTTAAATTCATACTAGCTCCCTCTCTATACTCGAGCTGAATCCTCTGGCTTTGTAGCCGTCCAGCTCTTACTGTTATCTGTTACATTAAACATAAAAATCTTTCCAGGTACTACTCCACCGCGTGAAGAGCTATCTTTTTCTGTCATAACGTCAATATGGTTCCAACTAACATTAAGCTCCATAGCAACTAGCTTAGGAAACTTAGCCATATTCTGTATAATAAGCTTCTGCATAGTCTGCGTAGGAATGCGTTTCCCAGTTGCATCGTAAAACTTTATATCGGCGGCCATTCCCTTGTAGTGGGCTCCACCAATAACCCCGACATTACAGCCAACGGGACGATAACCACTGTACTTGTAGGGGCTACCTGTAGCTTCGTCATACTTGCGAGAGGCAAAACCCCAAGAGTCAATGATCATGGTGTATCCAAAAGCAGCTTTAAGCTGTCCTAAGACATCTAGTAGCCTTTGATCCATAAGAGCTAGAGCTTTATCCTCTCCGAGAGCAAACGTCTCAGGAGGCACTAGTTCTTTAATCCCAAATCCTTGTGGCAATGTATTCACTACAACGCCACCATGCTAAGACTAGGATTGAAGAATATTCTGGTAGCGGACATAGCTATTGCTACAGGTTGCACGAACTTCCCTGCACCTACTGGCTTAGTAGCGGTCATAAGACCTTCGGTAGCATCAGATACATATAAAAGCTGTCCAGGAGTCCAACTCCAGGTAGATTTATCTAGAAACCCTTGACTCATTACAAGAGCTTGTTGTGGTGGATGATCAAAGCCCGTCTGACACGCCATAAACACGGCAGGCAGCGTTGTTGCACTGTCGGCTTTTGCTTGTACTGCGTAGCCATCTGCTCCTACTGTCAACACATCACCAAAGTGAATTTGGTTATTATTCATTGTCATATTGAAGTAGATGCCTGAGAATAGGTTAGAACCTACTGCTGAATTAAATTGTGCAACTTGTCTGACGTTATCTACATTGTCTAGACCTACTGCAGATTTTGACACTGCTATAGGAAATAATACACTCTGTTTTACAATATCAACGACATTCATTATAGGGTCCCTTGAACCACTACAATACCTGTAGGCTTTGTTGTATAAACTGGATCCGTGTAGGTAAGAGTTGTTACTTTAGTAGGCGCTCCTGTTAAAGCACCAGCTTGGTATTCAGTAATAGTCTTTACTTGTCCCACACTACCTGCCATATAATCAGCACTAATATCTGCTGCTTGTACATAGACTAGTGCAGTAACTGTGTCAATATCGTCTGCTCCAACTCTAATTGCGGGCATTCCAAACTGATCTTTAAAAAACTTCTTATATTCTATATCACTGCGTGATAAACCATTTCTAGCATTGGGGTTATTGTTGTTCATCTTCGACTCCTTTTATTTGATTATTTCGCTAGGGCTCACGCCCAAGTGACCGCCGGTTTGAGCTGGCATGCCACTCAATTTAATTATAGACGGGATGGAGACAATAAAAAAGGCCTCCGAAGAGGCCTTTTTGTAGATCAAACTAACTAAGAGTTACTATGCAGCGGCTCTTAATACTTGGTAACTGATCTCAGCATCATTAGATGTGTTTGCAGCAGAAAGTACAATTGTGATCGTGTTCAGCGTAGGTGCAGCAGCTTTAATGTAGGCAGCCTGTGTAGGAGCTACAGCAATGGTGCACATAACGATATCAGTAGCAGCGACTCCAGCAATTGTTGTTGCAAGACTTGCTCCGCTTCCTGACCAAGTGATTGACCCAGCTTTCACAACGATATGTGAAGGAGTGATCCCAGGAGCCAATTTGGCTAGGGTTACGTTTGCATTGATTATTTTCACTGACGACACAGAGTCAGCTGTTAATTTTGCTGCAGTAATTGAGTTATCTGCAACTGTTCCTACTTCAATATTATCAATTTGTGTTGATAAATCTGTGAGAATATCCTCAAAGTGAACTTTCTTAAATGCTGGTTGGTATCTATCTAACTTATTCGCGATCGGGTGTAACAATGCCATTTTTCTTCCTCCTATATATTTTGCCCTAAGGCTCTGTCCTAATTATAGAGGAGGGTTATATGATATTACTACCACTATTGTATCTCAGCTTCAAACTTTTCTTGTAAAACTAGACGAATAACATCTTGGTAGGATAGCCTCCCACCAACCTCACTACTTAGTTTTGCTGCTATCACCTTGAGTGCCTGAATCTGCTCTTTCGGTAGTCTCAGGTTCACTTGTTCTGTCCTCATAATAATCTCCTATCTTAAATTCATATTTCATAGCGCTGCAATAGTCACTACACATCGCACAAAGCTCTGCCACAAGTAATACATCCATTACAGTCCCCTTATTAAAGGCTATAAAAGTATTCTTTACCTCGTGGTTTATGTGTATTCTATAGAAACTATTTCCAATGTAACCCTCATAAACCTTGATTGGGTCAATACTGTACCGTAGCCTGAGCGTGTCTAGAGCTGATACGAGCCCAAATTCAAATATAGACACGTCGGGAGTACTTTTCGGAAGAGCCTCCACACATTTAGCCTTTATCACACCATCAAGCTGTTCCTGGCTGATTATCTTTTTGCTACCATCGGGCTGAATCATCACAATATCCCCGATCCTCTCAGGACGAGACAGTTTATAATCTCTCTCAGGGAAATCTGTGTGAAGTGTAAGTACGTCGGGATACCTAACAATGCCTCCCTGAAAAGGTACAAAGGTTTCTTCCATGGGCTCATTATTGCTATCGAGACGAGCAAGGTATATTCCTCCCTCTTGGAAGGCTCTTTGAGCCTCATCTCCATCTAATTGATCTAGTATTGAGTTCATATCTTAATTGTCGTGGGTAATATTACCCTAACACGCCTGTACCTCTCCACACGATACCGTGCTTATCCAGCAGAGCCTCTCTTTGTTCTTTAGCCCATTTTTGACAATCTGCCTCAAATCCCTCATTTATCCAGAGCTCTCCTAACTCCTCAATAAGATCTACCACTAATTTTAATACGCCAGGAGTTATAGGTTCCTTCTCTAGAGTAGCAACTATATCTCGCTTACGTCTTCCCATTATACAGGTCTCACAGCTACATTCACTCATTTTGCTTCCTCCATGATAATAAATTCCTCATCCTCACTGGGAGAGGGTGTAGGAGTACTTACAGTATTAGACTTGGTAATCGGAATGAACATACATTAGACTGTAATGGAAAAAAATAGTACTTTACAAACGAAGAGGGCCCCTTTCGGGGCCCTCCAAGAAACTAACCTAAGATTCTAAATTCTATAGATTCCCGATATTCTTAATTACAACCTGTTTAAGAGGACTGTAAACAATCGGTACACCATAAAGAAGAACCATAAAACGATAGCTTGCAGCAACTGTTGCAAGATCCATCTTCATCAAAGGAGCTAACTGTTTGAAAGCTAGACCTTGGTCTGGATCGATCATTACGCCATATGCTTTTGACGTTCCTGGAAGATCTGCGTTAGCATCAACGAAAGTTGTTGTTGCTCCAACAGTAGCAGGAATTGTTGTCATAAGTAGATGACCAGTTGTTGTACCAGCAGGAGCGCGGTAAACCTTGTATCCTGTAGCACCAGTCACGTTAGTAATTACAAGTTGTACACATTCTGTGCTACCTGCAACTGCTTGAGCGAGTTGACCACTAGGAACTGTTTCTCCGGCTGCACCAATGGAACTGATTCTGTAGCTGTACGTTGCACCAGCAGTAAACTGTGATGTTTGTGTAATAGCTGACTTAGCAATACCACCAACGAGTAGTGGGTTTACGATTGTTCCTGTAGCTGATGTACCAGCGTCTGCAACAGTAGGACAAGGTCCGCCTGCTTTAAGGAATACGTTTGGCTTCAATTCGTAGGAACCAACCTGCGAATCAAAAAAGCGAACTCTGTATCCAAGACGTCCTTCTTTGTCACCGTAAGGTAGACTGAAACGACCATTTGGAAGAATCTGCTTGGAAAGGTCTGTAAGGACTTTGTTTCCAGCATATAGAGTTGTAAGAGTACCGAAGTTGTCTGCAACGACGCGAGATAGATTTTCACTTGTCTCTTCATCAAGTGCAGCACCACGAAGGTCAATTACGTTTTCTTGAAGTTGTGAAGCTGCATTAGCAGTAACAACTTGCTTTTCTAAACCATCAAATGCGAATGGATTAATTGCAGAATTACCACCGAAAAGTGCTTCTTCTACTCTCTGTAACAGCCACAGAGTTCTGTTCTTCGCTTCACGACCGATAACATCACCATGCGCAGAACGCACTAATGTTAAAGGATGTGTTACGACACCAGTTGTACCCATAAATTTCACTAAAGCTGTTTGACGAACATAAGTACTGTCGTCCTCGGTTGGAAGTCCTCCTTCACTGAAGAACCCACTACCTGTAGAACCGTACGATGTTAATTGGTTATATTCTTCTACAGTGTTAAAAGCCTGTAGTTTAGGAATATCTTTCCAAAAGACGATGTTTCTATCTTGATACGTTACAACCTTCAAAATTCCTTCTAAGCTCTGAACGCGGAAAGGAGCTCCACCTTGTACGTATGTACTTGTGTTTGCTGTACCAGTTCCTAATGCTTTCGCGAGATCGTTCAACTCTTGAGTTGGGACTCCGAAAGAATCACCTAAAACGCCACCTAAAATATTACTCATGTCTTTCTCACCTTCCTTTCAATTGTTTTAATTTTTCAAACTTAACACACACTAAAAACTACTACTTACTGGCCTGTGTGAAATAGGACATATAAGAAGGATCAACCTGTCCAGAAGCTTCTGCATTCGCAATTAGCTTTGAAGCTACGTCTGCGGAAGTTTTTCCTTCGATCATGCTTTTATACATAACGTCAGAGAATTCTTGAACTGATGGGAGACCTTGATCACCTTGATCAAATGACTTGTGGAATACACTAACTTGGCCTTTTGGCTGGTTTGGTGTACTTCCTAGATCATCTAATGCAGAAGCGATACTCTTGTTGAGAATAAAACCCTTTGCTTCTACTTCAGCGATTGCCGAGATAGAGTCTTGAATTACTTCGTGACCTTTGCGCAGAGAAATGATTTCTTCAGCAAGGAAATCGATAGCTTTTTTGAGCTCTTCTAAAGGCAAAGAAACGTCGAACATTTCCATTGTGTCAGAGTCGGAACTCTTGTACATATCGGAACTTTTTTCTAACTTTTCTTCAATTTTTTTGACCTTTTTCTTAGCGTCTTTAGCATCATCTTCTTCACATTCTTCGTCTTCTTCTACATCCTCTAATTCCTCTTCTTCTTCCTTTTTATCGGATTTGCGAAGATGAACCTCAGCTTGCTTCGTAGACTTAGGAGTTTCACCTAATTTTCTTTCGACAGAAAATACTTTGTCGGTTGCGTCTGCTGCTTCATCTTCTGCAGCAATGTCAGCTTCCTCAGGAACAGATGAGTCTGGGCTCTTTTGAATACCCTTTCCCTGATCTTCCCTTTTCTTTTCTACCGTAAAGACACTGTCAGTTGCGTTCGCAGCTTCCTTTTCGGCCTTTGCGTCTGCTTCCTCCGGAATGTTTGACTTATTTAACTCACTCGCACCATCGATAATGTTCAACATACGCTCGATAGAGCTCTGTGAATCATCAATCGCCTTGTTAAGTGTCAGTTCTTCCTGATCATCACCTAACGACTTAATGAATCTTTCCAAAATTTTCATCTTTACTTTTCACCTACCTTTACTTTAATTTTTTGCAACTTGTTCAGTTATATTTGAGCTATTACTAGCAGCTCGACCTTAGGTTACCTACCTTTTTCAGGCAAGCCTTATAATGTTATTACTAACAACCTAATTATAGCGGTGATATGACCGAATGATACCCCACAGTTTACTGAATGGGGCGAACCTGACTAAAGTCTTTGATGTTCTGAGTATCACGAGGATCGGGATTTACGTGGTCTTTTATCTGCCTTACAGCATTTTTAAGCGCACCTTCAACCTCTTTCTTCATCATCTCAGCAAACTCGCGAATAACGCTTTGTATGGCGTACTTGTCTTCTTTCCACAACTTGGCGAAGTTAGCTGCTTTAAGTGCTTCCTTACCATAACTAGATCTGACATCATTGAACTTTTTCAACGCTTCAGCTTCAGAAAGGGTATTTGCATCAATTCTATTGATACTGTCTAGGATATACTTTTTGTGATCGTCGTTAGCTGCTTCAGCTTCTCCACGGATACTGTCTCTTACCTTAACGTCTAGATTCTGGGAGGTAAGTTCTTCTGTAAGAGGTATAGAAGGTACGTGCACAGGGATAAAACTAGGATCTTCATAAGCACCATATATAACACCATCTTTCTTATAAGGGGCACTCATAGGGTTCACATAAGCATTGGCGATATCGGGACCTAGAGGGGAATCGGCGTATAAGCTCTTAACAAAATTGTCATTACTAAACACTTCCGAAAACTTCTTAACCAGATGCCTCTTAATAATTCTGCGGCCGTACCGGTCTAGGTCCCTACTCTTAAGAAAAGAGTCTACATTTACGGCTTCTTTGTCGCCGTCACTCATAGCTTTAACCAAGTTGATATAGCACTCAACGATCTTTTCTTTGTCTGCGTCACTTGCTTTAGCAAGCTCGCGATCTTCCATAACGTCCGTTGAGTTGTCTGTGGTATTTATAGTAACATATGAGCCGTCGAATTCGACTGTGTGTTTATTCAATTTGACAACCTTCTTTTTCTTTTTATCCTCTTGTGTAGCCCCCTCTACTTTATGTTGGGCTTCTAGATCCTGTCGTACTATGGGATTAACGCCTTGTTGAACTCCACCGGAGCCTTCAGACACTGGATTACCCATTGCAGCCATATCTTTTTGTAGGTTATCAGAATCTTCCCACGCCTCATTTTTTAGTATGTCTTCAAACTCGTCTTCTGAGAGTCGTGAGCCTGTTGATAGGCTTTTGAAGAAGGATGCGTAGGATTCATTAGTTACCATAGTGTCTTCATTACAAGGGAATGGTGTTACGGCAACGTGATTGATCATAGCTCTGGTAACACGGGTTACATTTTTGTTTAATTTTGGATCATAGGTTTGGTATCTATCAAGAACCTTACCACCGACACTTAAGCCAAGTGGAGCTCCTGCTTTAACGAGATCCCATACTGCATCAGCTTTTGCTACACCTTTGTATATCTCGGCTTTGAGATGCATGCGATTCTGGTCATCCCAATGCACATTCATAGGCTTACCTATAATAGCGGAAGGATCTTTCTTAATCTGGCTTTGGTGATCGTAGTCAATGAGACCCTTTTTAATGAAGAATTCAGCAGACTTCTTTAGTCCAGCCGCTTCCACGATCTCATTTGCTTGGTCAGGACTCTCTGAGGACGCGATACCATAAATGTATCGTTTACCCCCCTCTTCTTTTCCCTTTACTAAATCAAATCCAAAATTAAAAGTGTCAGTCATGGTTGTTCTCCTTAATTATACAGAGCGCTAATCTACTTCTACCCCTTGGGCAGAAACACCCTTACTATCTAAAATACCTCAACCCATGACTTTGTCATTGAGTCCCACGTTTTCAAATGCTTTTCCATTGTCTTCAGTTTATCATAATACTTAGGATCTTCTGAGATATGGTCCAAAGCTATTTCCTCTTCTACGGCTGGATCACTTGAGTGCTCTTTCTCAAACTTAATACCCTCTTTAAGTTCTTGGGGGTTAGCATCTTTGGCCTTAAACTTAGCTTTAGCTGCTAGACCTGAGTCTCCTCCAGGAAGGGCCGCTCTCTTTTGAAGGCCTCTATTACCCGTCTTATCTTCGGACTCATCATCTTCTGGGGAATCTGTATCAACTTTTTTAGGTAAATCTAGTGTAGCTGCATCTCTCTCTTTTATTCTCTGTATAACGGTGGCGGGTATATATGAGTCCCTAATTTCATGCTTAACTTCTTGATCATCCTCTATAGCGATCTCTTTTATGGACTTTCTGTTGAGCATCTTGTCTACGGTCTGCCCACTGTAATCAGGATCAAAGTTATCAGGATCTATTTTTCCGCTATAAACTCCGTATCTATAGGCGCGATCAGCATTTAAGAGTAGTGTATTAGGATATAGAGATGGATTACTTGTCTCTTCTTTAGCCTTCTTGTATGCTTCAGAGTCATCGAGAACTTCCTCAAAATCAATTTCAGGGATCTCTGTAAGAGGCTCGTCTGCGTCTTTTGTCTTTTTCTTCTTAGACTCTGCTTTAGCTATGCTCTTAAGTAATTCATCGCTTTTCTCAAGAACATGTGCATGAGCTTTCTTCTGAGTGATAAAGTTGACAAGACCCCAATTACCCTCTGCAGTGCCCTTTTGACCCTTTACAACACCTTTAGCCTCTTTCCAATCCTTTTCAACAGCCCTTACGGACGTCTTATTTTTCTTGGCGATACCCTTTAGTGCTGCTACTGGCATGTTATATTAAAAGAATTTCTTTGAGCCTGAGTCAAACTTAGCTTGCTGTGCCGCTTTTCGCTCTTGCGCTTTAGCATATCTTTCGTTGGCATCCGCTACAAACTTTTCTTGCTCTGGTGTTGCTTTTGGTAATGTATTAGCTTTTGCTGCGTGTTTTGCCTTATCAGATTCGTGTCTAGCAATAATTTGTTGAAGAGTCTGGCCTTCTGTGCCTCCCGCTCTCCCTTTACGCTTTACATATTTGTAATGCTTACCCTCAATAATAACGCTAGACTGGTCCTTTTTATAGGAGTCGTCTTTAGATTTCTTGTGTTGCTTAAATTTTGCATCCTCGTGGCCTATTCTACCCTCTTCAGTCATTTTCTTTGTATCGTACTCACCCTTTTCATTTTTGGGTGCAGGTCCGTTTAATAGGGCATTTTTAATGTTTCTGCGTTGATCAGCGTGCTCAGACTCTGTAAGGGGCTTAGCTGGACGCCCTCTTCCACCAGCTTCAGGAACTTTTATAACCTTTTCTGGAGGGGGTGTAAATCCTGGTTGTTCATATTTTGATCGGTATTTATCTATACCAGAAGATGGCTCGTCATTCTTAAAGAAATCTTCACTTATAGCCTCAGCAAGGAGGTCAAATCCCTCATAGTTCTTAGAGAGAACCTCGTACTCATCAAGAAGCGCACTCTTAAAGAGTTCTTCTACTTCATCAAGATCTTCTACCCCAGCTAAAATAAAGCCTTTTCTCATTTCGTCAATGAAATAAAAGTCTGGAGTAGTAATATTTTCTAAGCAGGGTACGACTACACCCTTATAAAGGCTGCTGAGCTTTTCCTCGATAACATATTGTACATATGCCGTGTTTGCGTCGTAATCTGTAATGTCGTTGTCCATGCTCTCCACTCCTTTATGTAATTTCTCTTCTTGATGCTTGTTATTAGCATCCCTCATAGCTTCATTTACTGGGTATTCCTTAAGCTGCTTAAAGGGAGGCTTATGAGTCACAGAGACTTTCATGTGCTCAGAAAGATCTGTACCTTTAACCTTCTTATTTGCTTTACCAGGTTTTGTAGCATTATCGTTTATATTGTGCTCGATATGATGATCTTTTAGGTCTGGGTCATATTCAAGGGGACTACGAGCTGGTTTCCACCCTCCCGATTCTGTCTTCACATTGATAGCTTGGTGCTCAGGCTCGTGCATAGATTCTCTTATCTCATCTTCGGATAAGAGTAGGCTATGATCTAATCCCTTTGTGATGTCTTCAAGAGCATCCAGGGCACTAGCAAAAGACCTTGACAGATAGCCAGTTCCTTCGAGCATCTATACTTCCCTTTGCTCCTCAATCTTTTCAACTTCAGGTTTAACTACTGCATTTTTGGAGCCCACGGGTCTACCTTTTGGCTTCGTGGTATGCTGATAATCCTTTTGTAGGCCGTCAAAACGCTCTAAAAGTGCGTCAAAAGACTTTCTAAACCCTTTATTATCTGGGTTTTTAGGACTGAAAAAATATTTTTCTTCATCACTTAAAACGCTCTCAGAAATACCCTTCTTCTTTGTAGGGGCTCTGTGAATGATTGTAGCTTTGGTATTTGACTTTGAGTCAAACTTCTTGGCAACGGGATTACCATTAACCACTTGGGGCTTTTGGTCACTGGTCATCTCAGTACTCTTCTTGAGTCTGCTGACTAGCTTACTAAAACTTGCATATTTCTTCTGTAATTCGGATTCTCCACCCTCAAGTAGCATCTTAATAAATATGCGCTCAACTTTGTTAACGTCTACAACACCACGGTCCGTTAGACCCTTATGAAGTTCCTTCTTAAAGTCTACTTTATCCTCTTTATCTGCAGCTTCATCGATAGTGTCATCTTCAGGAGTATCCTCGTCCTCTCCATCTAAATCAACTTCAACATCTTCGAGGTCCTCGTCTTTTTTCTTTTCTTTTTCTTCAAGCTCTTCTGCAACCTTCTTTAATAAAGGCGTCCATACCTCATTATATAGCTCAGCCATCTTCGCTAATGCTCGATGGTCAGCGTCTTGCTGTGCCACTGGGGAGCCTTCAAACTCACTTAATTGGCTATTCTTGACGAAATCCACTAGATCAAATTCACCTTCAGAAGGAATACCAAAAGTATCCCCTTTATATAAAGCAATAAGCTCTGGAGAGACTTCAATCGGCTCTAAATCGGCCATCTTGTAGATAGGAGCATCTTTTACCATGTTACCTCTACGTTTTGATAGGTATTCTCCATACTCTTGATCCTCTGACCAGCCTTTAAACAGCTCTTGAGAGGGAGTCTCTTCGTATGTAAACTCTTCCATGAAGTTAGTTTTGATAAGCTCAGCCCTGTCTGTAGCATTTTTTACTAGTAATTGGTAACCTATCTCACTATTCCCATCTCTGTACTCTATCATGTTAGCCTCCTGTGCGCTCTTTTCTAATTTGAAAACTTTAACTGGTCCACCCTCATGTCCTTTTGGATTAAGGTCTGGATCCTTTAGTTCTATTTCTGGATTTTTTGCATGCTCGACTTGATCGTGGCTCGAAAGTTGCTCGATGCGTTGGGCAGCGGGAACCTTCTTAGTAACCTTACCATCCCTATTTATGTAGTGAGTTTTGGGATCAAAATTTCGCTCAACAGTCTTACCCTTCTTTATCTTCAGGTCATCGTGCTGGTTCTTTGTTAGGTCTGCCGAAAGAGGCATAATAGTATCAGGAGATTCCTTTTTTGCTTTAAAAGGGTTTAAGTTTATTTTGGGTTTCTTAGGAGTAAAATCCTTATGAGGTATAATGATACTAGACGTTTTTGCCTTTAACCATAACTCTATTTTGCCGTCATCCATATTAGTCTCCTTGTACTCGGGTTTCTCTTTTAATTGTACCCCCTTAGATAGTTCTTTTGGTCTACTGCGAGTGACTATCCCTTTAAAGGTGCTCCAGGACATCTCATCAATACCGCCAAAAAGTTTCTTATCCATACACTTTATATAACAATCTTTTGCTGCCTTCGCTGAGGGAAAGAAAAGCATATACTTCCATTCATCAAAAGACTCATAAGCAGTACCACCTTGCTTCTCAGCCTCATACTCAGACTTTAGTTGTTTTATTTTATACACTTTTTCTGTAACTTGATCAGAGCCTACATATACATCAATGTCCTCTCCGTCACGGCTTGTGGTATCGTGTATGTAACCATAATCGGCGTGCATGAGCTTCTTAAAATCGGAATTTTTGTATGATCGTATAGAACCTTTGAGCCATTCTACGTGGATACGGAGACCATCGTGTAGTATAACCTTTTTATGTGGATCATTTTTTATGAGTAACCCAGGACGCATATACTAATTATATGGCTAAGTTTTGTGTGAGGGGGTGTTTTGTTACCGGGTACACCCCCAAAACCTCGATAGAGCGGCGTGTCCGCCTAAGTTGGGGTAGTCTGGTTACCATGAGCCAGCACACGCTTGGGGCATCCCCCACTCTGCTCAAGCTGAGCATCGATTAGCCGTGTACCATCCCCAACACGCCTCTTCTAAAAAGGATGCAAGCATCCTAATAGCTCCTCGTACACTAGGTACGTGAGTGACTTAATTATACTAGTTGTTGTTTTGAAGTATCATATTGGCAGCCTTCTGTGATACCTCTAAGGCCTTCAAGAACTTCTCATTCGTTACCGTATTGAATAAGTTAGCTATCTTATAGCCTTCCCTAAGCTTCTCAATACTCCCTATCGCGATACTTTTATGGAACTGTCCACCATTAGACTCTTTATATGAGAGTCCTCTTTTATCAAGATGCTCAATAAGGTCTCTGCTATCCGCTTTTAAACTATTTGCTGTCATACTCTTCGCATCCTTCTTCCCATCCATTCTCATAGCCTTCACTATAGGCATCCTCAATAAGATTTTGAATCTGTCTAGTGTTTACAGAATGCTCAATAGCTGCATTCCATACAGCATCAGTATACTCCTCAAAGCTCATCCTAGACAGAGTCTCGTTGGGCTCATTCCGTAACTCCTGCAACTTCTCAGTAACTAGTTTAGAAGGGTACATCCGCATCCTTCATAGTAGTCTCTAGTTGCCCCAAGTGATCTTCAGTTAGTTGTAAGAATAGTGTAGTCAATGCCCTAATCTTCACATACTCGTCCTTAAGCTTCTTTTCCAGTTTCTTGCAGTTTTCACATTCATCCATGGCAGTTTACTCCTTTTTGACTTTATCTAGCATTACTTGCAGTTTATCATCTTCTAGGTAAAAGAGGTCTTGTGCCAGCCCTATATTGAAGAGTAGTTGGCAAAAGCGCTGATCGGGATGCTTCATCCAAATGTGGCCTAGAGTTACGAGGATTTCTTCGATGCGTTTAGGGTCTCTCATCAGTTCTTTGGTCCTGTCCAGGCATCCGTAATTATATCTTTAAGGGCTTGAAACATATCTTTCTTCCTTACCTTAGTCAACCGCAAAGCGTCTGCTACATTCGCAGCTACTGTGGCAACTTGGATCAACTCATCTATGAGCTCCTGATAGTGTCCGTCATAATTATCGTAGTTTTTGTCAAACATCATCTCTAGGTAGGCTCGGTTGCACTCCCCCACCTCTTCTCCTAAAATAGCTAACCAATCCGCTATAGGCCTATCCTGTATCCCCCACTTATCTATCTGTCGGGCCTTCTCCGCTTTAATGTCTTGAATAGTCTGATTACCTAGCTGCGCTGCGTCTCTTATCATTTGAAACTCCTTATAACGTCATCAAATAGCAGGGGTTTATACCCAGTCTTTTCTACACTTACACACCTATGTTGATTATCGTCTTCGCGTTGGCTGTGAGTGTGTCCGTGTATATTTAGGAAACCTCCAAGGTCACCTTCAAGGGGCTTATGGCTTAATATAAACCTATCACAATAGACATAAGGATGTTTATACACCTCATCAAAGCCCACCTCATACCACCACTTCACCGGCTTACTGCGATCATGATTTCCAATGATTAAGATCTTCTTTCCAGGAAGGTTGGCGAGGAGCTTTATCATCCTCTCCTTGTTAATATACATGGAGAGATCTCCTAAGTTAATAAGGGTATCATCCTTCTTTACAAATGTGCGCCAGTTGTCAAGTAGTTCTTTATCCATCTCATACACATCTGTAAAGGGACGATTCTCGTACTCAATAATCTTACTATGACCTAAGTGAAGGTCAGACCATATGAGTACTCTACCCATATTAGTCGAGTACCTTTGGTTCCATATACTCTTTAAGAGCTCGGAAGAGGTGTCTGTGTTGAACCATGATCTGGGATTCTGTGAGCGTTGCCATGTCAAACCAGCGTACTTCACACACATCATCACCGGCAATGGGCGCTCCACTAATCACATCCGCTACCCAAAAGGTTGTACAGATCTTGTCTACTTCACTTCTATAGCGCCAATCATCTATACGCATTGAAGCGATGTATTTAGGTTTATCCACGTATAAGCCAGACTCTTCTAGAACCTCTCTTTGCGCATCAGCCTCAATACTCTCACTTGTTGGATCTGTAAAGCCTCCAACAAATCTATATAAGTTCTCATCTGACTTACGTGCTAATAGCAGTTTGCTGCGGTGATCCCGCATAATAGCAACATCCACGCAAGTGTAGTTCACAGGAAAGTGGTTGGCTGCGGACCAACAAGCACCCATACGAAAGTCTTTACTGCTGTGCATAGACCTTGTAATCTGCTTACGAATCTCCGTGCCACTGATAAAACTATCACTTTCAAGCTCATATGTATCATGTCTACCTGAGTAAACCTTAATGAAACTATCTCTAGATCCATAGAGTAGAGGTTTTTGACCAGGCATCATATTATCGCTGAGAACTCCATCTAAACTCTTACTCCACAAGCCATCATCCCATACATCCTTAACATAGAGGCATGTTAATTGAGGGTACTCTTCCTCAAGCATGGCTTTACGCTGAATAAAGTCAAGAGGATTTCTTAGCGTAGTCTTTAGGGGACTCAATCCAATGATACAGATGACCTTTTTATGGTTCTTAAAAACAAAGTCAAATAGCTTTCTGTGGGAATCATGCAGCTCAGGCACCTGAAATCTGCCAATGATCACTCCTAAATCGTAGTTACTAGTATTCATAATATCTCCTTTAATCCGTCGACAACATCGAACCAATCGTATGGCACAAAGCCAGCTTTATCGTCGAATAGTAAGTCAAAATAAAATTTCGCATAAAAACAACTGAGCTTATTGTCTACTACTTCAGGGTTGTCGTTGAAGTAGTTGAATTCAATCTGCCACTCTTCCTTGAGCCTCTTAGCAATTTTAGCCACATCCTTGGGATGACTACCAGTAAAGGTGATCAAAACAATATGTGGACTCTTGGAGAGCTGCTGCAGAGGCCATAAGGCCTCTGCATAGAACTCAATCTTGTCTGAGTAGGTGGGCTTACAGACTACACCATGCAGGTCAACTGCAAGATACAGCTTATCCCAGTTACCACTCTTATACTTGCTGAGAGCACGTTCGATGGCATTACTGAGCATTAGCTCTTACCTCATCAAAACTGTACTTCTTCAAGATGACACCATTCTCAAACACAGGAGTCAGGAGATCGAAGCCTAAAGAAGAGACTCCAGGAGATCTCTGCTTCATATATCCTGAGACGGTTTTAAAGTCGTCGCCATTCCTGGTAAGCATTAATCTACCGCGCTTACTGTTCTTTACGAAGCCCTTGTCAACAGGGTCCTTGTATACATCGTGCCATTCGCCGTTTCTTTGCGTTGCACTGCATTTGAATGCGAATCTCTGTGTGTCTCTGTTAACTTTCTGTAACAACCCACCACCCATGCCAAAAACGCATGTAGATGCTGCCCAGCCATGTAGGTCAAGAGCAAAGAGGATTCTATCTATAGCTGATTCATCTAAGCCATCACCAAAGATGATTCCTACTTTAGGATTCAACACTCTGGCACCTTTGCTATTCATAGTGTATCCGAAGATATCACCGAGAGCCTTCGCAATGCCAGTTACCATGGTAAGAGGATCTCCACTATCAGGACGAAAGACGAGTTTACCTTCTCGGGCTTCGATCTGCTCTTTATACCTAGCACCAAAGCAGTTGATAAAGTTCCAGATGTCATAGCTATCGCTAACTACTGATAGAATACCAGAAGGATAATTCTCGAGAAGTTCAGCAAAGACCTGCTCTTCTCCTTCTTTACCTCTGATTGTCATAACACTGTGCTCAGTGGCTGGAACGGAATACGCAACAGCTCCTTGAGCTCCATAGTACTGTTGTGCAAACTTCAAGGCATGAACTGTGTCAGTTCCCATGAAGTTAACTAAGTGGGCTAACCCACCAATTCCAGCACTTTCATAAGAGGAAACGCCTCTACTACCGAAGTCATGCAACATAAACATTAAGCCGTCTCTGTTATCACAATTTCGATCGAAGTAGGTTTCCAACGATTTTTTTACATTATAGGATTTGCTTGCTACTGTGGATGCATACCATACTCGTGAAAGCAGTGTTTCTACAAAGTTGGTCAGCCAGTAGCATTTAGGATCCGTGTTTTCTACCGTCATTAAAACATTGTCGACAGGCACTGGTGTACCTTCTGCAACTGCTTTAATACGAATAGGAAGTTTGCCTTGGTGTACATCAAGAATATACTGCCAGCCCTCGAGATTGAAGGCGTTAGGCCCTAAGTGCTGATCCATGAGCGCCTTGGCTTCATCGATGTCAGCTTGTGTGACTACTTCACCCTCAAGATAACTCATGAGGATATACTGTAAGCCAAAGAATACGGTTTTGTCGTACTCAGCTCCAATACGAGCTTCAAAATAACTATAAATTGTCTGGGTGTCCTTGGGATACTGATTCCAGTGTCCCTGCTTGTAACTATCTGTGTCAAGAATAATGTTGTATCTTTTATCCATTATATTCTCCTTCATATGATTTGTGATGTCTCTACCTTTTCTTTGCTCTACCACTTCCTTCCTCTAAGAGTAACCACAGAATACTATCGATTATTGTAGTCAATAGTAGTACTGCTGCTGTTACAAAAATTATACCCGCAATGATGGGGTGAGCGAACCTTACAGTCATAGGGACATAGTCGTATAGAGCCATGAATCCCGCTGTGGCAAAGAACATTAAAATAACGAAAGATATGAGTTGTAAGGTAATTTTCATACCGAATACTAGAAAGAGAAAAAAACTTACTTATTATTTATGGAGACTGACCTTGCGCTGTAGGGGACTTGCTATAATAAACGCATTATCCTTGTTAAGAGCTTCGTCGGTATACTTGCTAGATACTATGTCATGAACAGGAATAGTAGAAGCTACTACCACTGAACCCTTATCAGCTTTAGGAGGTACAGAGCTCCATAGGGATGCTGGACTGATATCAGCTTCTGCTGTATATTGTACTGCACCCTTAGTAGCTGCAGTCTCGTTGTGTGCTTTATCTAGTTTTTTGTATGTGGGATGATTCTTGTTTAAGTCTAGGGTTCTATATAAAGTCATCTCTTTAACACCTTGAGCATTTAGGTAAGCCCTATTTGCAGCAGAACTGACGTGAACGTACTTGGTGCTGAATTCTCCTAGATCAACAGGCTCCGGTTCAGCCTTCTCTTTTGACCCGGGTTTAGGCTTTACTATGGGCTGAGGTTTTGTAATGGGATTATAGTCCTTATGATACATGGTTTGCATTACAGCCTGATTAAAGCTGGGGTCGCCATTTGCCGTGAAATCCAGAGCTTCAGCTCCGTAGTCCTTCATGCCATATTTTTCCATAATAGACGCAGTTTCTTTGCGAATATCTGGTGTTTTTGTGTCTATGAAGTCAACGAGGTCTTTAACATTTGTGACTGCTTGCTTTAAGCCGGAGTCATCGCTGCTCTTAAGAAACTCATCTGTGAGTCTATGATTGACATTTCCTATGACATATATGTTATCTTCAGTCTTTAGCTTGGTTAAATTCTCATAATCGGCGTATTTACTCAGCTCAGCTCTTAACTTACTGTAGCTAGCTGCAACACTCTGCTTGTTCGCAAAGGATGATATTTCGCTGCCATCGGGGTACTTATTACTATATAGGGCTTTAGCCAACCAGTCTTTCGTCGTATCGTAGGTATTCATCAGAACTTCCTGGTCTTCTCCGAGCCTTTTTGCGTAGGCCTCTATCATTTTATAGCTGTTTCTGTGCTTTATTGCGCTACTAATGACCATGGGCTCATTGCTTACAAGATCCTCGAGGTTGGCCTTCTGTATGGAATGAAGCATTCCTTTGGTATCGGCTCTGGTAAAAGAGTTATCAATGGGTACGGGCTGCTCATTACTGGAACCCTGCTCTGCTTTTCTATTTATATGAAGGGCTGGAGTAACTTCTTTTGTAACTCCCTTGCCTTGGTCTGTTGGTACTACTGGAGTTGCTTTACGTCTGGCGTCTTCGTGAGGCTTGACGTGCTCAACTCTACCTGTAACTGGATCTAACCTGTCGTAACCCTCTACATGTACCATTATTTAGCCTTCTTTTTGACATCTACTATTTTTCGAGTCAGTGTGATAATGCTTGCAAAGGCCACAATATTCAGAGCTAGTGATAAGAAAAGAGGTGTAAATACTACCCACCAGGAAAAGCTGACTAGATGTAGTAGCTTTAGTGTGATTAAAATCAATAATAATGTATCAAGGAATCCTAATGGCATAGTTTAATTATAGGAGAGCAGCACTAGGGGTCGATCTAATGCTGCTCTGACTAAGTTTAGACTAACAACCAGCTCAGAGCCATAAGCTTCTGGGCACTAATTGTAAAAGTCTCGGGGAACTTACTGGAATCAACTTGCTTAGCAGTGATCTCTACTTCTTCATTAAGAAGCTCTTGGTAGGCCTTGCTATAGGCTTCACGATCCTCATCACTATTAAACTTATTAAGAGTCTGAGTTGTTTCTTTACCTTCTGCATCCGTAGTAGTTTCCTCTGTGGGTGTAGTGTACTTTACAACAAGACCTTTTTGTTTCTCGTCAATGACATTGAGAATTGGCTCAAGGGCTTTAGAAGCTAGAACTAGGTTCAAGCTAACACCGATTGGCATATCATCTCTGTTATTGAGCTCGCGGATTGGTTCAATACTATTCAATACATCAAATACTTTTAGTTTCATGTGAACTCCTTTATAGTTTTTCAAACGCTTTACGTAGTACTTCCTCCGACCTAAGGCTTAGTATACGTTCAACTTCTTTATCATCTTTGATAAATATTAATGTGGGCACAGCTGTTACACTGTATTGCTGAACTAATTCAGGCTGTTTATCAGCATCATAATTATAGACCTCTACTTGGGGATAGTCAACTAAAATATGATTTAAAATAGGCGTCAGTTGCTTGCAGGGACTGCAAGTCTCTCTAAAAAACTTAATCAATTTACTAGGTACCCCTGTGACTTCCGCGACGTTTTCCTCTTTTTCCGCAGGAACTGCGGGCTCTACTACGATTACTACCATGTGTTACTCCTCATATTCGTTATTTTCATAATCCCAATGTCTATTATCATATAATTTAAGGTTAAAACTCAACCTAAGCACTGCGATTCGCAGGTTAAACCCTGCGTGATCTTGATGCCTAATTAGTGCAATATAAAACTCAAACCAAGTATCCTCGGCGAGAAATTCTACTTCCAAGCTCTTGTTTTTAGATAGGCCCATGTAAAAACCATAGTTCCAAAAGGTTGGTCTACGCATGATAAGCTACTCCCAGGGCTTTAGTTTGACCCCTATACTTAATTTTATACCAAGTATTGTCGCAGCATCCAGTCATCAGTCTTTGCAGGTCATAGTCTGAAGTAGTCCAATACGGTTTTCCCCACTCATCAGTTTCGACGTGGAGGACATCTGCGGGGAGGACAAGCATATAATCCCAGTCGTCGAGACAAACGTCCTGTGCTCTAAGGTCTTCGAGGTCTCGAGCTGTTAGACCCTCGTAGCCCGTAATTATATAACACAAGTATTTACTCACGACTAGTACTATAAAAGATTATTTTAGTACTTTGAGGTATAATTTAGGTAGCATGTCAAAAGATATCCCTGTTCTACTAACTAAGGCTCTTCTCATGGGTGGAAGTACCGGCATGGGTCAGCCCCGAATCACGCCTATGCCTAAACAGCTGAACTCGACGCAACTCTATGCCAAGTACCTGAGCCATCAAGCCAAGGGTACTAGTGAAGCAATAAATACTAGGAGAGACCCCAGTCTAGGCAATAGTGCTAGACTCCATAAAGCTCTGCCGGGCCTACCTCTTAATAAGGCCTATGTCATGCAGGATCCGCCTGTCGTCTTTGATGAGTTCATCAGTCCTAGGAATCGTCAATTCAGAAGAGACCGCAGAGATGCTAACCGTCAAATCAAGGATGCAGTTAATGGCACCAAGACTCCTGAGCCGCCTTCAAAGAAGCGCTGGCCCAAGAATACCTATAGCAGTGAAGAAAGAAAGAGCTTTGTACCCAAGGGTGATGCTTATGCCCGAGGCAAGCTCTTTGATAGCACCAATGAAGACAAAGAGACAAAGATTCCTAATGCCAGGGTACAAAACACCGAACCCCCTCATTTGAAGCCTGATCAAACCAAGGTTGTATACAAGCCAGCACTTAAACACGATGTCAGTGACTTCAAGACTTATGGCAAGGGTAGGAGTCAAAACTAATGCTCAACTCATTCGTAGACCTCCTAAAAGCTTATAAGTTTGACGACATACACATCAATGAGTTGGGCCCAGGGATCAAAGCCAAGCAAAAAAAGGCTAAGGCTGAAGGCAGCCCCGATCCTAATGCCGAAGTAAAACCACTTCAGGGCAAGGCCCATATAAATAGGAGCCATAACATCGAAGGACAGAACCTTAAGGTGTTTCGAGAATATGGACAGCCCAATTAGGTATAATTAGGAAAGAGAAGGTACAACATGGAAAAGCAAATGACACCGTTTCAACAATACAGAGATCATACGAAACAAGCGAATGACCACATGGCTCAGAGCCGTGAGCATGAGAAGCAGCATCACTATCACAGAGCACTGGGTCACGCACACAATGCTCACACCTGGATGTACGGAGCCGAAGACTATGCCAAGAAGTCGGGTCAAGCTCTGGATATACCCAAGGATAAGAGTAATCCCAATGCAAGTTGGGAAGATCAGGCCGATCATCACGCCCAAGCCAAAGCCGATAACTATATGCATGCACATATAAACATGGCCCGGCACCAACACGCCAAAGCTAATCATCATGCACAGCTGCATAATGAGCTGGTTAAAAAGGGTGACAACGTCCTCAGCATACAACCTCTGAAGTACCCAGAAAAATAATGGATAACTACAGCGATTACCTCAGAGATCCGAGAATGACAGAGCTTTATAAGGGCTGTGTTGAACCCCTACTCGCTGATATCAGCGCGGGCAGAGAGGTGTACTTCTATGACGAACTCAACAAGAGCTTTACCGGGTTTGCCGACCCAGGATTTGTCACGGAGATCTTTGCTGGCATCGTCCTAGAGAACCAAGATTATTTGAATAAGAGTTACAACTTGGATCCCCTGTACAGGCAGCTATGGGCGGACTTCGCCGAGAACTTCGCCAAAGCGTATATGCTTAGTACTGGCAGCTTCGGCAGTGATCCTGCTAAGATCAAAGGCACTGGTAGTGAGTGGATACGTAAGCCGGATGAACCCGCTGCTGCTCAGAAACAGAAGAAGTTCTTTATACCGATCTGGAACAAGGATCGCACCAAACAGGTCATTGCTCCCGTAGAAGTTAAACGCACTAAAAAAGAAGTAGAGATCATCGATGCGAGTAAACGCAGAGGCCATCTGCTTAAGAAAGAGGACTAATATGTACGCCAGAGATTTTGAAGACATGGTTAAAGCCTTTAAGCTGAGTAGTTATGATGCCAACAATCACAGAGCAGGCGATGACATACCTGCTCCCAATGACGTAGAGGTAGAGGGTCCCCTTCGGAGTGGGAGCAAACTCAAGGCAACTCCCAGCGCCGAAGACCGCTTAGACGCGTATAAGGCCAAAAAGGGCAAGCCCAGGCGAGTAGTTATTAACAGGATGTAATGCTAGAACACAGTGCATGCTAAAAGTGGTAAGACCATGCACGACACAGCAACCCCAATTGGCCGCTGAAAGACTACAAAGATGGAATTAACGCAGGGCGTCGTCAGCCGTTTTAACTCCAAAACCGTTTTAACCTAAAATTTTCTGCGGCCGTTTTTCCCTGGGATTAAGTGGGGTTCCTAGGTTTTTTAGCGTAAACACCACACTATGACACTCATTAACTGGACCCTCGACCGGCAAACAGATTTGGTGAAAATTTTTCTGCGTGAAAAAGCTCCTACTTAAAACTCCTATAGGGTGGAAAAGGGGTTTTCTCGACCTGGAGGCTCGTACACCACGAATGTCTAACTCATGTATCATTACCCTCATCCTAACCAACGCTCATCATACACAGAGGTGCAATGCATACCAAGGCCACAATCAATACTCATACAAAGACAATAGGATATAAGACACAGACAATTTAATCGGTAGGGAATAGTGATGGCACTCATTGTAGAACCACTGAGGATTACTGGGGGGTTTATACGGGGGTGGAATACTGCTACAAATATAACACAGACAATTTAATCGACATTTAATCGTAAGACTGGGTTATTATAAGACGTGTTTCTTACAGCCTACGTAATCATGCCCAGTTCCCGACCTCATTACAGCCCCCCTAAATGGCGACCTCGATTTGAGCTGGGTGCAGCCTCTATAGGAAGGGAGAGTTAAAGTTCTTTATGCCTTTGTACTCACTAAGGTCACTTACTTGTGCACTGTCAGCGAAGTCTATCTCACCTACGTCATCAGCCTCTCCATAATCGATCCCAGCTGCGAAGAAGTCTTTCTCTTCTTGTGTTAGTATGTCCCCTGTCTTATACCTCTCTTCTTCAGCATCCAACGTATGCACAGGAGCGTTAGGATCTACGAAAGGCAAGTGTTCACCTCGCATTGACATATAGATGATGCCTTCTATAGGTATAGATCTCCATCCACCAGCACCAATATCAAATACAGTTATAAGGTTCTTAGCAGCTGCGTTATACCTTCTACCATGTCCTGAGAGACCTTGATGCAGTAGTGACTTACACCTAATAGCCTTAATGACCCCATCACTACGCTTCCTAAACTCCAACACGAATGGAGCACCTTGGGTGGCTCTTATCCAGTTGTACACATTTTGACCCAAGTGGAACTCTGGAAGAGACCTACCTGCTCCAGGACCCTCGCCTTCATGATATATGGGATTAGCCGCTACCCCTTTAGTAACACTAGTGAACATCCCACCTATACCGAATGAAGCCATCTATTCCTGCCAGGCTATGATTGTTGTTGTGTCTGGGTTGTACGCGAAAGACCCATTAGCAAAGTAAATGCTGAGGATTGTTTCTATCGCGGAACGGGGCTCAGGAAGAGGATCGCTATCTTCTAGGATACACTTACAGTTGTAGTATCCCGTCTGTACTGGCAATCTCTCTTCTACTGGAACCCACATACTATACTACTATCTGTTTGTCGTTGCAAGCAAGAATACTACCTGTAGGTACTACTGGTGCTACTTTAGTGCGCAATGTCTTAAGTACTGCCTCACTGTGCTCTTCAAGTGTAAATGTGTGACACGTAATACCATGGATCTTTACTAGACCCTTTGCAGTCACATTTCCTGGTGTGAAGATTACCATCATATCTACGTCGATATCTTCTACCAATACATCATCTTCTGTGTTGATTACATCCCCACAATGATTCCCATACGCGTGCTTATCTATTACTAACATATTCGTCCTCCTGCTTTCCTTGGCTATCATAATTATCAGCGAGCGCTACACTAATTGCTCTACCTATGTATACAGCTTCTGAACTCACTGCTACATGCTGACCAAAGGTAGACCTATATATGTAGTTAGCCCAGAACTTGTCATGGAAGTCACTGTGAGGACCGTTATAGTTGGGCTTAGTGGAAATCTGTATTCCCCTTTACTAGGAGATACTCATCACTGATCAGCTTTAGCACCTTACGCCCTATACGGCAGTGTTCTTCCTTCAAAGGTTTAATGACCACGCCTTCTCTGACCTTCTGTGTAGGAGCTATTACTGAGTTACCAGCAGTCAGAGCTTTAGCAGCTTCAGCATTGAAAGGTCCTCTATAGAGTTCTGGTACCATTGGTAGTCCATGAGTTCTACAGAATACCTGAAAGTCAGGAGCATCCATCCACACCCCATCTACCATAATATCGAATAAGCAGAGTTTACGCTCACCTTCTTTGCATCCATACATATACCCGCCCTGTACAGAGCTTCCATAGACTTCTCCATAGAATGCCCAGCCCGGAGCCAGGTACTGCTCTATCTCGTATTTGTCGAACATCTCTCTATAGATGTTACCACCGTGAAAGGTCTTTGTGTTCTTACCTTTATCCTGGAGTTGTACGTTATGACTACCTATGCATATTTCGTATGCTGGCAGCATCCCAATGAACTTCAGTATCTTCTTCCACAGTGTAGATGGAGCAGTTGGCAGATATGCGAATCTGACATTACTACCATGTACCTTCTCAGTTATTGATACCTGCTCACCTTCTTCAAATACCGTGACATGGTTCTTGAAGTTCTCTATGTCTGTGTACTTACGGAATAGAGGATTAACCTGCTTCTTTGATGCCTGCTTGATGTTAGACTGAGGTCCTGTTCTTAGGGGTGGCTCATGCTTAGTTACACCAAGTTCTTTAGTAAGGTCGTCTCCAAGCTTTCTTGGAGTAATGCCCAGTGTATCAAACTTAGTTACCAGCCCTTGGCTGATCTGTCCACGAAGCTTTATTGTTCTAATGCGATGCTTCTCTAGTCTGATCTTAGACTCAAGCCCGAAGATACGGTTCTCTAGTTCTTCTGTGAGGATGCTGTCTATTGGAAAGTACACGCACAGATCTCCTACTTTGAAGGCATCTTTCTGTGCTACACAGCACCAACCCTTGACGTACAGAAGCTCTAAGCTATCTGCTTTCTCAATCGGCTCTATCTTATCTACGCTACATACTTCTACTGCTAGTGTTGACATCTCTGCCTCCTTTTTTCTTCAGTACACCATTACCCTTCTCATCTCTGAGATAAGCTAAGTCTAAGTAATGTGTCTGTTCCTTACCTGCTTCAAGCAGGATTATCTTTACCTTACTATCAGTATATGCTTTCTGTACCGATCTTATACGTAGCAGTTCCGCATTAGGGAACTTCTCTGCTACTCTTTCTTTTAACACTCTCTTCTGTTTAACACTTAATATCACTGTGGTGGTTCTCCTGTCGCTCCTGTGTAAGATACCCCTGAACTCCAACTATCCTTTACTCCGTATACCATTACCGGACCCGTTGTTACTCCATACATCATTACCTGATTGTTCCTTGGAGGCCAATTAGGCTCTGGCCAATCTACTGGTGCATACGGTCCAGTTCTTTCTCCTATATCTCTTTTGATAAAGGCAGGTTGAACCTCTAGTATCCTATTATCACACGCATCTTTACAACACTTAAATTCTTCAAACCTATAGCCATCAAAGCTATCTCTCCAAATACTTGAGAGTGCTCTATGATTTAGACTGTGACTTTCATCCATGCTCCACAAATGTATTTCGTCTTCTGTCCACCAACTCCTCATACTCAAACATGGAAGTACTACTCCGTCAAAAGTTATACCCACACTTCTTGAACCTGCTCCACACAAAGCCTTATTGCAATTGTCTCCAAATACTATCTTCAGTCCATTTGTTATAGCTGCATGTAGCTTTACCCTTACCAGTGCCGCCAAGCTCTCATCTCTGTAGATAGCATTGTTATTATCAGCTATTGTGAACTGTATGGTCCAGATCCTGTCTTTGGGTAGTTCTGCTGCGATTGCATCCAGCATGTGGTAGTTGCTAACATTGATATTTGTTATCAGTGTGACGTTCTCAAAGTCTTTTAGATAGACCTTGTAATTGTTATACTCCCTGATATTATTTACACTTACTCCTATCCAGTCGTACATGCGAAGGATTTCCTCTGCATCAACATTCTGGGTTGTCTGCAAGCTAATTGGATTGATTATGATCTTTGCTTTGATGCCCTCTTGTTTGAGCATTGCTGTGATTGTGTAATGGGTGTCCATGTCTACTAGTAGAGGATCACCACCACTTATGTTAACCTCTTTAATGGTCTTCATAGCAATGATGTTCTCAATGATCCTCTTCCATGTATCATCTTCTGCTTGATTCAAATACGCAGCACTTCCACAGTAACTGCACCCATTGTTGCACTTACTGGTAATTTCCCATATAACCTCTTCAAGCGCTAACACTCTGTTTTGCATGGTGTCTCCCTGTAATGATTTTAGCGGAACCCTGGAGTTCTGCATGTACCTCTATATTATATTGGAAATTGTACTTTACTGTTTCTGACTATCAGCACTTCATGATGTAGTAGCAGGGCTACTATGCTGACTTAAGCTACGCCGTTGTAGAACGTAGACTCTTCTTCAAATTCTCTCACCTATACCATCACCACCTTTCCTTTCTTTGTGTTCATATCTTAATTGTCACCGATCCAGGAGTCGCTACGCGACCACCCGGTACGCCATCGCTACTTTTTTCCTTCGACCCGACATATACCCATTTTTTGGGGTATATGTGATTACCCGTTGACCTTAGTCACTACGTGACCACCCCGGACTTCGTCCCGGGCACGTAACCACTTTTTGGGGTATATGAATCCCCTATATGATTTCAATTCTATACATTGGACTCTATGGGTGGACTCTCTATTTATAATAATATCAATACATTATAAATAATCAATATGTCTCAAGTTAATTGACTCATATTTTGTAATGTATTGATTTGTCACTTCCTAGATATATTTATAAATATTTAATATTATATAATTTTAATAATTTAATTATATAATAAATCTAAATTAAATATTTAATAATAAGTAAATTATAATAAATATGTGGAGGCATAACATGAGTGAAGTAGTAACGCAGTCCGAGAACGGAAAGGACGCGTACTACACGCGGCCAGAGGGTGGTACGTATAAAGGTGATCTATTCAGATTCTACTTCATCCGCAAGGATGGGATTATCGGTGGGTCGGTTATACAAGATGGTAAGAAGTTACCAGGAGTCAAGTACATCGGAAGATCGAACTTCTCTGAAGAATTTCTAAAAGCTGTCGGAGCCAAGCCAGCAACTGCACGTAGTACAAAGTCTTACGACGATATCTTAAGCAAGTTCGAGAAACCTGCTGAAGAAATAGAATAAAAACAAAGGGGACAAGTCTAACAAACTTGTCCCCAGTTTTTTAACAAACTCCTCTAGCAAACCCCCAAGCAAACTCTCTGGACAAACTGATCCCACAAACCTCAGTGGCAAAAGAGTTTTACAAACCACCCGAACAAACCCGATAAGCAAAATAGTCCAACAAACTGACCTGACAAAATAATCTAACAAACTCACCTGACAAAACAGTCTGACAAAAGTGATCAACAAACTCCTATGACAAATTTCATAGCAAAATCCCAGAGAAACAAAATCTCAGGCAAACACCTGACAAAACCCATCACCTAGAAACGATTTTGATAGCAAACTTCGATCTGTACTATCAACTATAGCAAACAAACTTCATCCAGGGGAAAATTCCCGGTTAAGCGTGCCATTCTTCCTCTAATTCTTTGCGGAAGATCTGTTTTGCGTTGTTCCTCTTCTGAGCTTTGTCCTTTGCAGTGAGTTGAACGCTAGGACGATACTGCTTGAAGTTAGGATTCTCTCTTTTCGCTCGCAAGTAGTTCTCGACAGCCGACTCAATTCTCTTGATCATGGTTACCTCCAAAGAGAACAGCTCCTATCATCCACCCGATCGCGAACGCGAATATTAATTTGATGATATACACGAGCGTGTTACCCAAGAAGATCATCATCTTTGGTATCGCATCCTCGAACAGCCACTTAAAGTAATCTTTCATTTGTATCGCCTCCGTAATTATATAATACTATGTAAGGAAAGAAAGAAGATCGGTAGGAGGAATGGGGAGGGAGGGAACCTCCTACCGATCATGAGGTGACGTATTAGTACTTTGTTATTCCTAATACGGTTGTATGCCTACTACTATACTCTATCTTTTCCTTACTTAACTCCTCGAATACTCTAACTCGATCGCTATTGTACCGAAATCCATTACGAATGGTACCGTAATGTTAGGTTTTATGTTGCGATCATATTCCTTACTGAACTGCTCCCACTCCCTGTGAGCTTCTTCTACGATCTTTATTACATCATCATCCATTGTGCTTCCCCCCTATGTACGAATTGATTTCTTGTTCGATCCGTGCCAACTTTACTAGATCATCCTCTGCATTCACGAATACCCTCAGTTGTTCGAGAATCCTTAACTTGATCTTGTACTGCTCTTCTAAGTGCTCTCTACTCATTTTGGTTCCTCCCGTTAATGTGTAGTTATGTGTAGTACTATAATTCTAAATTTTAATACATTAAATATTTTAAATTAATTCTAGGAGTCTTCGACCACCCCGGACTTCGTCCCGGGCTCCGATCCAGGCGGGACCCTGCTATTTAATTAAATTTATGTTCATTAGATTTTATGGTTGGATTCTCGAACCTGGTCCCTATATAATAATATTTATATACATTAAATATTTCGTATATATCGATATTTTTTAATGTATATAAATTTTTGACACTAGCTATATATATAAATATTAATATTATATTATTTTAATAATTTAATAATATAATAAATTTAAATTAATATTTATTAAAATAAATAAATTATAATAAATATATGTGGAGGCATAATATGTCAGTAGTAAAGCAGTCCGAAAATGGAAAGGACGCTTACTACACGCGTCCAGTGGGTGGCACTTATAAAGGCGAGCTATTCAGGTTCTACTTCATCCGTAAAGATGGCATCATCGGCGGATCAGTAATCCAGAACGGTAAGAAGATCGCTGGAGTCAAGTACATCGGCAGGTCTAACTTCAGTCCAGAGTTCCTGGAAGCAGTTGGAGCCAAGCCAGCAAGTGCGCGTGCAAGTAAGGACTATTCCGCGATAATGGACAAGTTCCAAACCGAAGAATAAACAAAATGCGAGCGGGCCACAAACCCGCTCGCATCCTTTAACAAACCGCTTGACAAACTCCTCTAGCAAACTCCCTGGGCAAACTGTGTCCAACAAAACTTAATGCAGCAAACTCCTGCGACAAACCTACAGAGCAAACTCCTCTAGCAAACTCACCCAGACAAACGTCCCCAGCAAACTTGACCAACAAACACGAGTGACAAACGACTCTGACAAACCTCATTAATAAACTTATTAATAAATAAAAACAAACAAACATAGTTAAACAAACTTCAACTAAAACAAACGTTTCTTCTTGCAAAAATCGATTAGAAAAACTTTTTAATAAGATCATACAAACAAACATAGTTAAACAAACTTCAACTAAAACAAACGTTTCTTCTTGCAAAAATCGATTAGAAAAACTTTTTAATAAGATCATACAAACTTCTAAACAAACTTATTAAAATCGAAAATAACAGGGATGCGGACTCAGCAAACTTGTGGTCCCAGGACCCTTCGAGACACTACTATTTAAAATAAAATCTGTTCATTAATTTTCATGGGTGGATGCTTTGGGAATACTCAAAGGGTCCATCTATTTAATAAAAAATAAATACAATAAAATTTATGGTTGGATGTAATCTGGATCCCCACTCTGATCAGGGACCCAGTTACATCTTAAGACGCTTTAGTAGCCTGCGGCCTCAGCATATTGATCATAGCAGCGCTCGTGATAGATCTTACCCCACGTGCCTGTACTGATCGTATAGTCTTGACTGTACGTATGCCTAGTAACGCCATCACAGTCCTTGCCCTCAGTCTCTGACCTGTGAGTGATCGTGTCATTCTTATCCCACTCATACTCATCTTCCTCACTGTTGTAACCACCCTCATCATTGGGCTCACAGTAATTAGTCGTAGCGATCGGATCATCCTCAGTCACATGTAAGATCACATCCTCGCTTTGACCATAGACGTGAACCTTAAACTGCACTGCCTTAACAAACTTTATATCCTTCATAGGTGCCTCCACTCCTTTAACAAACTTTTGTTTCGACCCGGGCCCTGGACCCTTAGGTTCTATCTCTCAGCCTCATCGGCACAGGCATCACAACGGTAACCCCGTCTGACGTCATCATCATTCAACACATTTTCAGTTCCGCACTGGGGACATGGATGTGTCGGTTCTGCATTCCGTGCTGCATAGTATCTTTCTGCGAACTCTGGATTCTCTTCGAACGCGTCATCATAATCTTGATCGTCGTACATAGTCTCACCTCCACATGAGTCAATTTATATATTTTTAATATATATGACCCTACTATATAAAATAATTTACATTCATTATAAATTTCAAATATGTGGTCGCTTAAAGTTCATCCCCCGGACCCTTCTCTGTCTCATACCCAGAGAAGGACCCTTCAGTATTAGCTGACTACTTCTATGCCCGCATCCTCTAGTACCTTCAGTACATCAGCCTCGTACCCATAGTACCAATCCTCATCATCACACACGTGACCGTCACTTGTATTAAGCATGACGTAGTCACTGTAGTAACTCCCTATACCATATCTGCCACTGAAGCAGAAGTCAGACACATATGCCCAGAACCTCAGCTTCTGTTCCTCTGTAAGACCCTTGTTGTGCCTCTCGGTCACTATCCTCAGATCTGCTTCCCACTTAGTCTCTATTTCCCTTATCCGCTCCCAAGCATCTCGGAGCTTCACTGACATCCTTAATATGGCGTAGTCATTGAACTCTGACACTTCCACAAACTCTTTCCCCCTAACAAACTCTTTAACCGTTTCCAGATCCTCATCACCACAATACTGACTTACCACGTCATACAAACCCTCTTCAGTACCGTTGAACCTGATGATGACGTCTCCTATCATCTGACCTGATGTATCTTCACAATACCCCACATACTCACCCTTGGACATTGAATTATCACTATCCTCACAATAAACTTCTCTATCCTCTGCATTGACATTGATTACGAACCTGTCGTCTAGTCTCATATTAAGTGCCTCCCACTTTTATTTTATCTCTTCTCAAACCTCTGCACTAGATCCTTGTAAGCTTCCTCCAAAGCCTTCTCACATACTATACCCGTTACCAGTGGCAAACACACACCGTAACCTTCTGCTTGATCCCAGTCGTTGAAGCTCTCCGCGTCGCTGACTGGCACAAACGCCATAACCTCGCGCAGATCCTCGTTGCTGTCAATTGCTGCTTGTATCTTGTCCATCGTCTTGTCACCTCCTCAGTGAGTCAATTTATAATAAAAAATTATTATATGACTCATCTATATAAAAAAATATATATTCATTATAAATTTCAAATATGTGATCTCTCACAGTTGGACTCACATGTATAGGAAGTTGGACTCACAGTGGTAAAGAGATTTGACATGACAGAGGTGGAGGTCTCTGTCTCTGTCATGTCAAAGGAATTAGTTCTTTTCTAGGACAAGCTCCAAGCTTTCCTCTTCAAAGACTGTTAACGTAAACTCATGGTCTGGATCGACGAGCGTCTCATAGATGTAATCCATGAGCTCCTCACCCTCTAGCCTATTGAACACTTCTCCAATAATGTTTCCCTGCTCATCCTCTTGATCCAGGGAAGCTTTGAACACGTCTCTGAAAAGATCCTTCTCAGTTGCAAAGGACCCTCTCCTCAGGAAGGTCTCGATGTTCCCATAGTCATGGTACTGGCTCATTATGATATAACTCTTCATAGCTGGCTCATCTCCAAACTTAGAAACTGCATGTAGGCCTCGTGATCTTCCTCATGACAAACTTCATTGTTACAAACTTCATTCATGGTCTGTGCAAACCTGGACGTGACGGGAGGAACAAACAAACACTCTTCCTCTGTCGTCATCTTAGCAAACGGCACCTTCTGTAGCTCTTGCAAACTTCTCATAGTATTCATCTCCTTAGAATTGTTTCATAGCTAGCATCGTCTCAAGGTCTCCCTTAAGCATCTTGATAAAGGACTCATCCTCTTCGGTGTTACCTTCCATGCTTTCCCAGTGAGCAATCTCACCCTCGCGATCGCTGATCCACTCATTGAAGTCATACTTGTGTGCATGTCCTTCTGGCTGAATCTCTATGATCGAATCTCTGTACTCATCCACCCCTACGAACATCTCTGGATCGTACGACACAAGTTCGACTTGATCGTACGCATTCAGGTTCATCATCTCCACCTTTTAAATACCGATCCATTATTGTCACCTCCATTTAAATACCGATCCATTATTGTCACCTCCATGACTCAATTTATATAATTTTATATTATATATGACAATACTATATAAAATAATTTACATTCATTAAAAATTTCAAATAGATGGACGCGGATGCCTGGCATCCGCGTCCCACATGACTAGGCTTCCTTGACCATTACATAGGTGTCAGTTTCATCCCAGTCAACACTGATCGCTGCTACGATCCTATCAGAGACGCGCTCAATGAAGCTAACCACTTCCTCATTCAGTGCTATCTCGATATTGCCGTAGTATTCTACCACACTGCTAGGCTTGAAGAAGAATAACTCTTCTAGGGTCACTTCGCAGTCGTAGGCCTCTTGCTCGAACCTAACTATCATCTTCATGCAGTCCAGCATGCTGTACGCATACCCTACCTTGAACGGCTCATCGAAGTGGAATGGTAGCGCCCATACCTCGATCTTGTGATTGCTCATGGTAACTGCTCTATGCAAACTATCGGGATCAGGTTGTGTGATCGCCAGCGCTGCAGCAAACTTATCTTCCCTTGCCTTGGTGTCCGCTTCAAACACCTCTTTAGTCACTTCCACATACTGGCCTTGCTCGTTGAGCATGCTATACTTATTTGTCATCTTGGTGCCTCCCACCGTTTTATTCTTCTGTCTCCACTGCCTCTTTCGCTTCCTCAATTGCATCATAGATCGGACAGCCGTCACAACCGAAGTTGCATGGCTCGAACCCTGCTGCATACATCCACCCGCACATGTCTGTCATGTCATGCTTCTTGTCTGACACTTGTATCACCTCCTCCAAGGATCAATAATAATAATTTACTTATTATATAGGTAATACTATATAAAATAATTTACATTCATTATAAAATTTGGTTGGACGTATTGGGGATGCTAGGGGTGACTTGGTTGGACGTATTGGGGATGCTAGGGTGACGTGGAGGCATACACCCTAGCGGAAATAAATTACTTACGCTTGCGTGGCGTAGCTTTCTTAGGAGCGACGACGCTTGCTTCTGCCATAGCCATTTCTGGCTCAGCTACAACCTCAGGTACTTCCTCTTGCACAGCTTCAACTGCCTTGCCGAGCTCAGCAAGGATGCTGTCGTAGCTTTGACCCTTACGGCCAGTTGTCAAGTTGTAGTGGGCTCTGAACTCTTCACTCATCGAACCCTTGCCCACAGCTATGACCTTCTTAGTCTGGATGTCCTTGCCCACGACAACTCCGTCATTGGCTCGGATGTAGTACACACGGATGATCGCGCCCTCGCGCTTACCCGATGTTACCTTTGCATAGCAAACTTCTTTACCGTTCTCTTGTACTAGCTCAATTGTTTTGTCCATAATAGACTCCTTTTCTTTTTGCACTCGTCTCACCTCCTCCAAAGTGGTCACAAACTTATTTTTGTTTGTTTGTGACGTATGAGTATTACTATATTAAAAAATTTCTATTCATTACAAAATATGGTTGGATGCACATGCGGCACTAGGTCTCTAGGCAACCCATGTCATGGATGCAATAGATGACATGGGTAATGCATATAGTATGACCCGCTCGCTGATGCCTGACCCGCTGATTATGCGGGATCCAAACTCAGTAAGGGGTCACAGAACCTTTCGGTCTCGTACTTTTTCAACGAGTCCAACGATCGGTAACGATCGTTGTCGGATCTCTCCGGCATGACCTTGCCTCCATCACCTTCTTAACGTCCTGACTTTAGGCGTGCTTTCACGGGGGACGGCCAGGGCATATCTACCCAGGCAGTAGCCGCACTTTTATGAAAAGGCTGCTAATCCATAACATCTACTACTATAACTATAACCTTTTGGTACTTTGACAGATTCTGTCCCAGCAAACCGGAAAAGCCACTCAAGGTGGCTAGAAAAAACAAACTCTTGATAAGCAAACCGCACTACTCCGCGTATCTTTGTCTCAGCTTGCAAACTTGCACTTATATCCGAAGAACGGCCCGTACCACCTTGACGGTTTAATTATCAGACAAAAAGTTTATTCGGTCCCACCTAGCCTAGGAGTCAGTGGGACCATGCAAACACTCAGTAGTTGGGGTCACCCCCGGTGTTAGAGCAAAAACACGGTCTATTACGAAGCGGACCGACGACGTCTCAGTGTCCCAGAGCGGGCCCAATTTTATCAGGGGAATGGATGAACCCCTCTTGCCGGCCTTGGCGCAAGTTCAATCTACTAGTTTGGCAGTAGAGGACCAGAGGGCAGTGAAGTCTGCCAACTACAAGCAGCGTTGCAACGCTGTTATTGTCTATCATATACTATTTCTTGTGTATTTCAGTACTTTCTGTTGCTTTGGGAGCGACAATTAAGATATGTCTTTATTGCCCCAAAAAATTGTTTGTCTTGATTTGGGTACAAACAGCACAGGAATATTCATTTGGGATCCTCAGACACAAACCCACGAGAAGTACACCATTAGGACTTCCGGAAGAGACCCATACCAGAGAGTGTTCGAGCTATACGGGAAGCTCATACCTCTACTACCCTCTCACATCAGTGCGGTTCTAATAGAGGACTTCTGGGTTAGCAAACAGAACGCTATTATCGTGGAGCTCCGTGGTGCTATAATCACCTATCTCTACTCCAAGGGAGTGAAGGAGGTAGTGAAGCTTCCCATATCAAAGATGGGGAAGACAACCAAAGCTGCCACTACTACGATTTCCTTATTCATCGTTGCCCCCACTTATGTTTGACGTGTATTCCTAAAGATCTACGCTGCCATCATTCTCCGGCATACAAGCCATAATCACTACAATGGTTAACGGGAGAAAGCCTATAATATAAAATAATAGTCGCCAATCCATAATTACCTCCTTGCGTTTGATGAGTAGTTCTATTAGAACTCAAAAAATACATTACAAATCTTCAATTTGTCACAAAGGGTAGCTGCCTCTTCATCTTTGCGCTTGCGCTGTTATTGTCATGTCTATACCTATGTCATACCTGGAGTGATACTTAAGAGGCAACATCAACGCAACACTAGGACCTCTTCCTCAGCATTATCGAGGATAGTCACCAGGTCATCAGCTACCGCCCCTAACGCAGCATGCTGCTTAGTGGGCTCCACCTGCTCAACTGCTGGCACTGGTGGAGTGGCCATCGCTACTAGCGCCAGACCGATCTCGAGCAGTGTTACCTTGCTCAACACATGGGCTATGACAGCTTGTCGCGCAGACCCCGCCATTAAGCGGTTAACTGTATCAACCTCAAGCTCTTCACCGATCCATGCCTTGATCTCGTCTCGCCTGCCATTAGCGCCTTCAAGCGCATCTAGCACGTCCTTGGTATCAAGGCTCAGGGCCTCTAGCACCTTATAGGTGTCTAGGCCCTCACAGATGTCTTCGGTGCTGAAATTGTCCTGCACCCACTCCAGAACCTTCTCACCGTCAAGGTTGTCAAGGACATCCATGTACTCATGCCTGTCAAAACTGATGTCTGATACGTTCACTTCTACTGTTGCCATAATTTATTTCCTCCTCAAATATGATAAAGATATCTATATGAAATAATTTCAATTCATTACAAAAAATCAATTTGTCGCACTATACCCGGCTCTGCCCGGCCCCGTGGACCCTCTGCCAGCACCTAAAGAGGTGCCAGGCGATGTGAGAATATCTGAGGCGGCACAGCAAACCCGCTGATAGCGCGGAAGATGCGTATCATCCCTCCCGACATCCCCCTCCCCCACCCCGCATTCTGCGCGGATCCGGGGTTCTGGGGTACCCCGGGGGACTCTCGAGCCGAAGCCCCCTGGGTTTCCCCCAGGTTATCCCCAACACCTATTTCATAGCATCGATATAATCATCTAATCGTAGTGAATTCAACTGTTATAGCGATTTGAAACGTATAATTGATATCTTACATCAGAGACGTCATCTGACGTCTAATTATCGATAATTACATCGTTATACTCGTGTAACGGGTGTAGTCTAAAAAGGGGTAATATAACCTCTATTAGAGGTGCAAACTCTTGTGCCCCTCTGATACTCTATTTCCGTAGTACGTAGTAGGTCCTGGTAGTTGTCGTTTTGTAGCATTTTGACATGCTCCTGGCTGCTTTTCAAGTCCCCTCTTAATTTGTCGTTCTCCTCGGCTAGGTTTGCTATAACCTCTAGGTTTAGCATATCCTCTTCTAGGTGCTGGTCTCCGATTTCTTCTAAAGCCTCTTCCAGTGCTTCGAAGCGCTGCTCTATTTCTCTGCGCTTCACTCCACTCCTCTGTCTGAGTGTTTCCACCTCAGTCTTCAATTCCCTGTGCATAGCAAACAATGCCTGTGCCTGTGCGTGTGTCATTATGACGTTACCTCCATGAGTTGCTTGTGTGCTGCTGATGTATGCAGGCGCTTCTGGTACTCTTTTTCCTTGCGCTTGATGAGACGCTCTGCCTTGCGCTGCTCGCTGAGCCTAACCGTATCTTCTATGCTAACTACGCCCCTCTTGATTAGAGTCGCCAGCTCCTTCAAGCTGCTCTTATTTGCGTCGAAGCGCTTGAGCAGGTGTGTCTGCTTCTTCATCTGCTTGTGTGCTTCCTTTTCCTGGGGAGGCTTCTTCGTTACTTTATGCCCCAGGTCTGCCGTCTTCTTAACCTCTACTACTTTACTCTTTGGTGGCTTAGCCATACTTCACTACCTTTCCTTTGTTCTTATGCGCGAGAATTGCAAACTCGCACATACCACGCGTTCCCATACCACTAAGTGGTGCTTCTGGCACAAATATGTCAAACCAGAAACCAAACCTCTGTACTTGTGGTGTCAGGGTTCCCCAACGATTGTTTATGATTCTATACTTTTTCATAACAGTACTTTCTCGTAACAGTGCTTGAAACGTGGGTAGTCCTCCGGGTCTAGCCCCAACTCCTTGATGCTATGTAGCAACATGGCATAATTGTTCTCGATGCGTGCTCCAAATGTGCGCACCCATTGCCCCAGGTCCTTGACTTTTACGGACTTAGTCAGGAGTATCTGTCGGGTTGTCGTACCATCCCCTAGCACGGGGTCATCTATGCCATGTATGGTGTGCACAGCTTCATTATCTGTGAAGATAACCGTCTGCTTGTCCTTACTCAGAATTGCCACGTTTTCTTCCTCACCTGCTATGTCATACATTTTTAGCGGCTTATGCATTGTCTTCCTCCTGTATAGTTTGCACTATCTCCTTGATCCAGGCCCCTGTTACTACAAAACCCGGATCTTGCTTGGCTTCGTGTATCCAATCCAGGACTTGATCATACAACTCCTTGTCAGAAAAGACCACATCTATCCCATCTATCATCATTACGTGTTGTATCATTACATCTGCTGTACGTTGTTTACTTCGTACCTCGGACTGAAACAGTTCTCAAGTTCCTTCGTTTCCCTGTTGTAGTTCTGTGTGATACCATAGATGTCGTGGAAGAAGTCGAAGGTCTGAGCCCTACTCATGTCCTCTAGTCTCAGTCCATACTTCTCGTGGACCTCACATAGGGTCTGAACTAATTCAACGATATCTAGTGTGCCTGTACGATCGAACTCCACTGCTCTGATCGCCATATGCCCTATGATCTTCTTAGCCTCGGGGCTCAACTTTGTACTCACAACTCGCCTCCATTTTATTGTTTAGCCTTGATAGGCTGTACGCTACTCTTGCTATGCAAATTAACACTATTACTGCCAGGGGCCACATCATTTGGTCTCCGGCTGGCACTTCCAAAACATCTGCAGGATCTCCACATTGTGCAAACTCCTGCCGCCCTCATCTTTGTGCTGTCGCATATACCTTCTATGATCTTCAACTTATCTGCTTGTGTCCGTACTTCCCCCTCGAGGCAGTACTCCTTGAGTTCCAGTTCTTCTACCAGCGCTTCTAGCGCTTCCATTGCCTGCTCTGCCGCGTCTTGCGATCTCTCCTCAGGCTTCCTATCTCCAGGCGTAGTTCCTCGTTATCCTTTTGTAGTTCGGGATGGCATGTATTGAGCTGCTCCGATGTTTCCTTGAGTTGGTTCCTCATGTAGTCATTGGCCAGTTGCTGCTGCTCCGATGTTTCTTTCCTCACGGCGCACTCGTGTTCCGCACGCGCCAATTGTTCTGTCAGCTCACGGATTCTGCTGTTCTTCTTTGTAAGTACCTCACCATAATCGGCATCGATACCCCTACTCAAGTTCTCTAGTACTGTGTTCATATCTTCTCTGGCTTCTTGCATACGTCTATTCATGGAATCCTCCTCTTTATTTCATTGAGCATTTCATACGTGTACATAGCAGTTTTGAGTATATCCTTGCCGTGTATGTCGAGGTGTAAGTAGTTACGCGTGCCTCTTTGGAACTCTATCTCAAAGTAGGCATTCCTCTCTCTGATGTAGATGCTGTATCTCCTACTGTCTGCGACTTGTTTCCAATCGATTACTCTTACTATCCGCTTGGGCTCGTCTTCCTTATTCAGGGCAAAGTACGCAAACCTCTGCTCGTCTTCTACGAGGTTGTCTTGCATTCCTGATAGGAACTCTTCCATTATTTTTGCCACTTCTGTAGTGGTGAGTAGAAGAACACTCTGTGGTTCCTATGCTCAAACCCTACTGTATACTCAAGCTGGGCCCTATACCAGTTTCTCACTGGTTCT